TTCCCTCGTTGGGATGGTACTCGTTTACGTCAACGCCGTAGTGTTGTTGATCCTAAAACGTGGGCTATGGTTTATCAGCAGCAAGATGTTGAGTCTGAGGCTGTGTTTTCCCCTGAAGCTGTTAGGGGTTCTGTTAACGGTATGAGAGCTTGCGGTCCACTTATTGTGGGTGCCGCTGGTCATCCGAGTAACATTGATGGGTTCTACACTGTTTGTGGTTTGGACCCTGCTATGTCGGGTGACACGTTCGGTGTTGTGGTGTCGGCTGATCGGCAGACGAAAAAACGTTATTTACTTGATGCGTCTCGTATGCCTGCACCCACACCTTCACGTATTCGTGAACTAATCCAGTCGTGGACTATTAAGTATAATCCGCAGGCTTGGGTTATTGAGAAGAACGCTTTTCAGTTGTTCTTAACTCAGGATGAGCAGATTAACCAGTTCCTCGCTTCGCGTGGTGTCCGGTTGATTAGTCACTATACGGGTGCTAATAAGATGGACCTTGAGTATGGTGTGGCTTCTATGGGTCCTTTGTTTGGTCAACTTGATCAACAAAATAAGTTAATTAAGGGCACTAATCTGATTGAACTTCCTCGTACAGATAATGAGGGTGTTAAGTCTTTGATTGAGCAGTTGGTTACGTGGTCTCCTGGTACTAAGAATAAGCAGGATGGCCCGATGGCTTTGTGGTTTGTGGAGACACAGGTTAGGGATTATGTGAACTCTAGTGGAAGATTTGGTTCTACGTGGGTGCGTAATCCGTTCGCCACACCTAATGATTTGAAGAAACGCCAAGTCGTTGACTTGGAAGAATTTGCTAGACGGCAGAAAATGGCAGGGAGCTTTTAATGGCTAGAACTATGGACGAGATAACTACTCGTGTGAAGTATCTTCGCCGTAGTTCAGCGGAACGCGATCAGCGTTGGTCTGATGTGCGTGAGGTTCGTAAGGGTAACATTAATAAGGTTTTCCCTGGTTTGTTCCCTGATGATTATCCTAAGCCTATGGTGGCTAACTTTATTGACATTGCTGCCCGCGATGTGGCTGAAGTTATTGCACCGCTTCCTGCGTTTAACTGCAATGCTACTAATGTTGTGTCTGAAGCTGCACGTAAACGTGCTGATAAGCGTACGATGATTGTTGCTGGTTATCGTGACCAGTCTCGCTTGCAGACTCACATGTTTACTGGTGCTGACCGTTACATCACTTACGGTATGGTTCCTTTTGTTGTTGAGATCGATTATGATCGCAATACTCCTATTATTCGGGTTGATGATCCATACAATTCGTATCCTGAGTTTGACCGCTTTGGTCGTTTATTGTCTTACAGTAAGCGTTACTTAAAGACTATTGAAGATTTGTGCATGGAGTTCCCAGAGCATGAAGCTGTTATTCGTGGTCGTTACCAGCAGGGTGGGCAAAATGCCCAACTAGAGTTGGTTCGTTACCACGATAAAGACCAAACGGTTCTCTTTTTACCTGAACGCAAAGACTATGTTTTAGCGAAAACAAAGAACCCTATTGGTAAGATTATGGTTGTTTGTGCTGTTCGACCTGGTATTGATTCTGATGAGAATCTTCGTGGCCAGTTTGATGATGTACTTTGGGTTCAGGTCGCTCGTAGCCGTTTCGCTACATTGTCACTTGAAGCTGCACAGAAATCTGTTCAGGCACCTTTTGCTTTACCTGCTGACGTTAATGTGTTGGAGATTGGTCCTGATGCGACTATTCGTTCAGCTAACCCTGAGAAGATCCGCCGTGTCGATCTTAATGTTCCACCTGGTTTGTTCCAAGAATCAGCTGCTTTGGATCAGGAACTACGTACCGGTGCTAGGTATCCTGAGGGCCGTTTAGGTAATCAGTCTGGTTCCATTGTTACTGGTCGTGGTGTTGAAGCCCTTATGGGTGGTTTCGATACACAGGTTAAGACTGCACAGTCTGTTTTGGCTGGTGCGTTCCGCGATGTTATTGACATTTGTTTCCAGATCGATGAAGCAATTTTTGGTGATGTTACTAAGACTGTTCGTGGTGTGGATGCAGGTTCACCTTACGAAGTTACTTACACCCCTAAAAAGGACATTTCTGGGGAACACATTGTTGATGTGACTTATGGTCTTATGGCTGGCCTTAACCCTAACCAGGCTCTTGTGTTTGGTTTGCAGGCTCGTGGCGATCAGCTTATTAGTCGTGACTTTTTGCGTAGACAGATGCCTTGGGAAGTTAATGTCACGATGGAAGAACAAAAGATTGAGATTGAGAAACTCCAGGATGCTTTGATTCAGGCTGTTGCTGGTTATGCTCAAGCGATTCCTATGCTTGCTCAGAGTGGTGGGGATCCTTCAGAGGTTTTGTCTAAGGTTGCAAACATTATTGATGGTCGCCGTAAAGGTAAATCATTAGAGGAAGTGGTTATTGCCGCGTTTGCTCCAGTACCGCCACCAGCACCTGTAGGGGTCGAGCCTGTTCCAGGTTCCCCCGAAGCCGGCATGCCTAGTGCTGGTGGTGCCGAATTAAATCCACGTACGGGCATGGCACCTACGGTGGTTCCAGGTCAAGCAGGTATGGGTCCAGGTGGCCGCCCTGCCGTTCAACAACTTCTCGCTGGCTTAACGTCACGAGGAACACCAAATCTTGCAGCATCCGTTGCAAGAATGATTCCAGCAGGATAACAAAGGAGAAAGAGATGGCGTTCGGTTCTAAGAACAAGCCAGCCACGCAGGGTTCTGCTGGTAAAGCTTATGTTCAGCCAGTCAAAAAGTCAGGCGTACCTTCAGGGGTTCGCAAACCAGGTAAGTCAGATGTTCAGTTCGGCTATGCACCTAAGGGTGTTGGCGGTTCGGGCAAAGGCAGTAAGTAATTATGAACAAAGATGAAGATGGCGGAAAGCCAAAACCAGGTAAGCCACGCACTACAGCAGGTGACAATAGCAATGTAAATCCAATTAATGGTCCTATTGCTCAATCGGATAAAAAACCTGATCGCGCAGCTTGGTCCGAAGCAATGGATGGTATCGCTGAAGGTGACTTCACCACTCCAGCTTCACGTATCAAGAACATTCAAGCAGGTGCTAAAGCTGCGGTCAAGTTTGGTGTTTCTAAAGATCTTAAAGATGGCGTAAGCAAATCTAAAGCAAATTTGGATAGCATGCTTAAACCTTATCGTTCTAAGAAAAAATAATTAAATAATCTTCCAGACTTATGCTGGATGTGCAAAACAACCATTCGACTAACTAAACAGGCAGGTGAGAAACATGGCAGGTAAAGGTGGCTATCAACGCCCAACAAGTCCAGCAGCAGTTTCCGGCCCAGGGTCTTTATCCCAACGCACCGATGGTGGTCCCGCACATAAACAAGCAGCTAAATACATTTCTGGTTTACCGTATGGGCAGGGTCAGGAGATGATGAATACTCAATCTTCCGCACCTATGGAAGCGAGTACTCCCACTCCTAACCCTGTCCCTATGTCACAAACAGGTAACAGCTCTAACACTGTTACTCAATCTATGCCTGTTGTTCCTTTAAATGCACCAGATCAAAACCCTAATGAGCCTGTAACTTCAGGTGCTGATGCAGGTCTTGGGCCTGGTATGGCTTCTCTTGGTTTAGGTAGCCAGGACATTGCGGCAGATAATAATTTTAAAGTTTCGTTAGCGGCATACATGCCTGTTTTGATGCAGGTCGCTGCTCGACCTAATACTTCACCTGAGACACGTAATACTATTCGGCAGTTAAGGGACATGTTGTGACCGATCCTAACATTCCACCAACGCCAGCAGAGCCTAGTATTTGGGGTAGGTTAGGTCAGTTAGCTAAAGATACTGGTTGGGCTGTTGTTTCTGGTCCCCGTTTTGCGTGGGATGTTGTTACTGCTGCCGGTAATGATGATCCTGCCTATAATGGTATTCGTAATACTTTTGTTACTGCTGGTAAAGAAGCTTTTGGTAGAGTTATTAAACCACTTGGTGATGTTTCCGAGTTACCAGTTGTTAAACCTGCTCTTGAAAAACTAGACACTGTTAACCGTAATGTTGTTCGTGAGCCTTTGTCTACTGCCTATTTGATGCTTGCTCAAAAAAATAATCCTTTGGATGGTTCTGCTTGGGCTGAATCATACAATCAAGCACAAACTACTTCTTTCGGTCAAGCATTTGTTGGTGCTTTAGGTTCAGTTCTACCTGGTACTCAAGAAGCTGACAAAGTAAACTGGAATGATCCTAAATCTGTTGATGATTATTTTAATCATGGTTCACAAAAGTTTTGGTCAGGTTTCGCTGATACTGCTATTCAAATTTTTGGTGATGTTTCTCTTGTTGGTGGTAAAGCCGCTAAAGTACTTCGTGGTTCCGAAATGGTTACTAACGCTTTGTCTGGTGCCAATCGTGCAGAAAAAATTGCTACCGCCATTAAAGATGTTTCTGTTGCCGAAGATGGTTTAGTAGTAAATAACTACACCACACTTATTGATGATTTTGCTAAGAATGATAGCCTATGGGCTTATAACCATCCAATGTTAAAAGATTCACCTGCACGTGCAACACTGGCTCATGCTTTGGGTGATGCTACTACCCCTAAAGATGTTGGCCTTGTTCTTCGTGCCGGTCTTGGTGATCCTAATGCTTTAAGTCAAATTCGTGCTGCTGGTCGTGCAGACTTAGCTAACCCTATTGGTAAATCTCTTGGCGAAATTGATGCTATTGATCAGTGGGGTCTTAAAGGTGAACGAGCCGTTGATGGTTCCCCTAAGTTTGCTTGGGAAGATGATGCTGTTCATGCTGAAATTGGTGCAGAAAAATCTGCCCTTGAAGCAAACAATTTAGATTTTAATAAGTTTTGGGCTTTGCAAGAAATTGCTGCCACGCCTGGTGGTGTCCTTACCCGTACTGTTGGTAACTCTGCTTTTCAGTCTATTGATCGTTTTGTTGCTGAAGGTCGTGTTGCAAAGTTTTACGATTTAGCTTCAACTTCTTTAAGTGAAACTAAAGTTTTCCAACCTACTCCTTTTCACCGCATGTATCAGTTTGTTTCTTGGGCTACCGGTGAACGACCTGCTGGTATTGTAAACCTTAATGATGCTGAATCATCTCGTGAAGTTTCTGCTGTTTTACAGCGAGCAATGAAAGTTGCTAATGTTGGTGATGAGCATGCACGTATCATGTTTGATGGCTATTTGGGTGCTTTTACTCCTGAAGCTCGTGCTGAAGCAGTCTACAATATGGAACGTGAAATTTTTGCACAGCTTGCTGATAAGCATGGTTTGAGTATTGAAAATGCTGACACTATTTACAATAACTATAAACGTGCTCGCGCTACTGCTTACTCTTCTTTGAAGGAACGCGGTTATGCTGTTGATCTTGATGGCACTGTTTATAAAGTTCCTTTGTTTGAGTCGCAGACTGCTAACGTTTTGCCTATGATGGATTTTGATTTAGCTAACTCTGTTTTGCGCCGCCATAATCTTCTTAAACAAAATGCTAGCATGAAACAGGCTATGGGTTGGATGCTTGATGGTGGCAGTGATGTCATCAACCATCTAGACACTATGCAGTCTTTATTTAAAGTTGGCGCATTGCTCCGCTTAGGTTACATGACTCGTAACAGTCTTGAAGCGCAGCTTCGTATTGCTTCTTCTTTGGGCGCTTCTGTTTCTTTCCGTCACCTTGGTAAAGGTATGGAAAACCTTATTTACAATACTGGTACTTCCGCTAAACGTACTATTGATAAACTTAATCCTTTGAGCAAGTCAATGGGTTATGAGGATTACAAGATTCAACTTGATACTACTGGTCAGCAGATTCAACAGATTGAAAAAGAAATCAGTCACATTAAAGACCAGATTCAGTATGATCGAAATACTTACAAAAATACCCCTGGTGTTGATGAAGGTCACTATGATGATCCTAGCCGTTTAGCTGACATTGACATTTTTGAAACTTTGCTTGCTGAAAAGAAAGCAATGTATGATAAAACCAATGAGCATTTAGCAACCTTTGAAAAAGGCAAGCGCAAAATGGCTACAGGTACTTACAGTTACACTGGTATTGATGGCACTGTTTATACGCTTCCTGAAGCGTTTGGTGGACCTTACGGACCTATTCATTGGGATAACTCTAGTTCAGAGAACTCTTACCTTTCACTTGTTGACCGTCAATCTAAGATGCTTTCAAGTAAAATGGTTGATACTGGTTTTGGTGAAGTCACTCCACAAGATCCTAATTATTGGACTGAGTGGGCTAAGACTATCAATAACCAGTTTGGCAATTCCCAGGTTGTTCGTAGTCTTGCTGCTGGCAAAAACCCTTATGAAGTCATTAGTGATCTTCGTGGCCTTAAAGGTAAAGTGCTTCGTGGTCGTCTTGGTTTAGATGTTGCAGATACTAAAGATTATGTTTTAACTGCAAAGAATTTGCTTGACCAGTATTTACCTAATGCTGACTTACAGGCAAAACTTGCTGAACGTGTTGAGATTACTTCAGAGATGTTACGTCAGTCTTTCCAGGAACCTAACATGTTGCCAACTGTTCATGGTCATGTTATTGCAGAGAACTTAAACCTTGTTGGTGCTAAGAAGTCTAAAAACATTATCAATAGTGTTTTCAAGCTTATTGGTTCTATGCCGGAAGATGCTTGGGCTAGGCATCCTGTTTACGATAAATTGTATCGTCAGTCTTTGGAACAACGCATTAATGATTTTACTGCATTGAATGGTCGCCCTGTTTCTACTTTGCCTGATGAATTAATTTCTGCATCCGAAATGGATTTGGCTATGAAGGCTGCGCATGCTGATGCTCTGCGTGGAACTAAGCAACTTTTGTTTACTATTGATCGTAAAACTAATCTTGCCGCATTTATGAAATACGTTTCACCATTCTTTTCAGCATACGAAAACTCGGTTAAAACTTGGGCTAAACTGGCTTACAATAAACCGCAACTAGTTAATCGAGCTAACCTTCTTTTCACTTCACCTAACCGCGCTGGTATCGCTACTGATGCTGACGGTAATCCGGTGGATACGGAACATGCTAGCATGAATGATTACATTTGGATTGAAGTCCCTTCAGCATTAAAGAAACTTCCTTTCGGTATTGGCAAAGGTTTATCTTCACTAGATCATCAGGGCGTTCAAAAGCGTTCTCTTGATGTTATTTTCCAGGGTAGTACTGAAGTGCCTGTTGGTCCTTATGTTGCTATTCCAATTTCTGAAATTGTTAAACGTCAACCTAATCTTGAAGATTCTTTGAAGTGGGCTATTCCTTTTGGTCCTAGCCGTAGTGCTGTTGAAGGAATGTTACCTGCTTGGGTTCGCCGTCAGTTAGTTAAAGCTGGTGGTCAGAATGATCCACAGTATGCAAATACTTATACTTTGATTTGGCAAACTGAACAACATAAACGTAAAGCTCAGGGCTTACCACCTTTATCTGATAAAGAGATTAGAAGTCTTACGGATTCGTTTTACAACATGCGTACTGTTGCTAACTTAATTTTACCATATGCTCCAACGTTTACTTCACCTTACAAGTATTACATTGATCAGTATCATCAGTATCAGCAGAAGTATAAACAGAATGCTCCTACCGAGTTTTGGAAAACCTATGGTGATGATTTCTTTGATTTCACTATGTCGCTTTCTAAAAATAATACTGGTATTGGTTCTTCTGTAACTGATGTTACTAATGCTAAAAAGTATAGTGGTCTTGTTGCTGAGGTTAGCCACATTGATCCTAAACTTATTGGTTTGATTACTTCCAGTGGTCAGGGTGCTTACAATTTCTCTAACTCTGCATACATGTGGGAACAGCAAAATACTGTTTCCCCTGGTAGTGATTTAACTTTCCGAGGGCATCAAAGTCCACAGGAAGCTGCCAAAGATAATGGTATTAAGTTGGGTTGGATTAAGTATCGCCAAATGGTTTCTATACTTGATAACATTCTTAAGGCACGTAATTTAACTTCTTATCAGCAAAATGGTGCTGAGGATTTACAACAAATTAAAAGTCAAACTGTTGTTGAACTTGGTAAGCAAAACAATGACTGGTATGATGATTATAATAGCAATTCTAAGAATGGTTATCAGAATGTTATTAAAACTTTTAATCTTGCTTTGAATGATAAGACTTTTATGAAAGATCATGGTAATGATCCTACTTGGAAATCTATTAAAGCATTTTTAGATTTTAGAGATCTTATTGCCCAAGGGCTTTCTGTTCGTCAAACTAAATCCATTGATAGTAAATCTAATGCTGATTTGCAGGCACTTTATAGTGGTGTTGTGATGAAACTTAAAACTGATGATATTGGTTTTGCTGACATTTATGATCGTTATTTTTCTAATGATCCAGTTTATGACAAAGTGTACACAGGAATGAGTAAATAATGCCTAATTATGATCCTGCGGATTTTAATAAAGATGGTAAAGTTACTGCTGAAGAAAGAGCTCAGTATGTTGAGTTGGTAAAAACAGCAGCTAAATATGGTATTCCTATTTCTACACTTTTGCCGTCAGATACTTCGAACAGTTCAACTACCACAAGTTCATCTACTGAGAACGCAAATTCAACATCTTCAGATGTAACAATTTATTCACTCAATCAAGTGCGCAATATTGCTACTAATGCGTTTGAGAATACTTTGGGTCGCGCACCTACGGCAGATGAGTTGAATACTTTTGTTTCTTCATTGAACGCTTTTTCTAAAGCCAATCCAACTAAAGTTACTAAAAATGTTTCTGGTACAACAAATGTTAAAGAAAAAACAACTGTTAACACTGCTGGAACTAAAGCAACTAAAACTAGCAGCCCTGTAGATAGTTCTACTCCAACAAGCACTACCACTTCATCAAGTACCACTTCTGGTGGTGTTGATGTTTCAGGTTTCTTGCAGGGGCAACTTGAGAATACTACCGAAGCTCGTGCTGTTAAGGTTGATGACATTTTTCGTGGGGCTATGAGTTTTCTTGCAAATAAGATTGGGGGTTAGTTAAATGAGTGATTACGCATCCGTATCTTCTTATTTGGAAGATAATTATGGTTTAACTGATTCAATCCTTTCTTTGGATACCACTAACGCCAAGTATGGTTTTACTTTGCGAGAAGCTATTGCGCAGATCGATAAGTTAAAACTTGCTAATAACGCTGCTGGTTATTCTAAAGCAGCAAACATTCTCGCTAAAACCAATTGGTTTAAAAATTATGGCGTTGAAATCACTAACCGTTTATCTCAAGAAAAAACATCTCCAGGTAACTTTAAACGGTTTGTTGATAAAAATGCTCTTACTATTAAGTCTCAAGCTAATGCTCTTGGTTTTGATCTTGATCCTGCCGAGATAACTGCTATTGCCCGTGATGCTTACATTTATGGGGATGCTTACAGTCCTGAAACAGTTGTTCAAAAAATTGTTAGTGCCGGTAAAATAACTGGTGGTCAAGCTGTAGACGCTATGGATGCTTTAAAAACACATGGCGCAAACATGGGTGTAACCCATAATGATAAATGGTATGAAGCTGCGGCTCGTGATATTGCTGAAAATAATAGTACTGTTAATGATTGGAAAACTAAGATTAACGACATTGCTAAGTCTAAGTATTCTTGGGCTGCTGACCAGATTGATGCTGGCCAAAATGTTAAACAGATTGCTTCGCCTTATATCACTAGTATGTCTAACATCTTAGAACTTCCACCGGATACTATTAATTTAACTGACCCAACTATTAATAAAGCTTTAACAAGTTTGGACAAAGAAAATAAACAAACGTTGCAACCTTTGTGGGAGTTTGAAACTTCTTTGCGTAAGGATCCTCGTTGGGCTAAAACTAAAAATGCTCGCGATACTTTAGATGCTGGCGCACGTAAAATTCTTTCTGACTTTGGATTGGTGAGTTAATTATGGGCATTAAAGATGAAGATGGTGCCGGCGGTAACGGTACAAAAAAAATAAAAACCACTAAGTCAGTTACTGTTGGTGGAAAAACTTATCAAGTTGATGCTGAAGATTCCGATGCTGTTGTTAGTACAATCGCAATTTTTGAAAAGTATAATTTAGGTTCTCTTGGTCCTCGTATTGTAGAATTTTACCAACAGGGTTATTCTAATGATACTGTACAATTATTATTACAAGATGATCCAGAATACAAGAAACGTTTTGCGGCTAATGATGCTCGCGTAAAAGCGGGTTTTCCTGTTTTGTCCCCTAAAGAGTATTTGGCTACTGAAGATGCTTACCGAGCAATTTTGCAAGATGCTGGTTTGCCTAAAGGTTTTTATGATGATACTTCTGATTTTCAGAAACTAATTGCAGCAGACCTTTCTGCTAGTGCAGTGAAACGCCGTGTTGATGCTGCCGCTAAAGCGGTAGATAATGCGGATCCTTATTATAAGGAAGCGTTGCAGAACATGTATGGTTTGGATGCCGGTCACATGATTGCCCATTTGCTTGACCCTGAAGCTGCTTTACCACTTATTGAGAAGCAATCTAAGGCTGTAGAGTATGGTGCTGCCGCTGCCCGTCAGGGCCTCACACAAGCCCCTACAAGCCAGTATGAAGCGTACGCTAGCGGTGTTGGTACTGGAGTAGGTGCTGAAACTGGAATGGCTCAGGTAGCCGAAATAACCCCAGGATTGACCACTCTAGGTCAGATCAGTGGAGACCAGTACAATCAGCAGACTGCGCAGGATGAAGTGTTTGGTGGTTTGGCTTCTGCTAGGCGTAAACGCCAGAAGTTAACTCAAGAAGAAGAAACAAGATTTACGGGTCGTTCCAATGTTGAATCAGCTTCACTTGGTTCAGGAATGACAGGACAGTTCTAAGTCCCAGGAATACACCATTAAGTTGGCATTAGGTTCAAGACCTTAGTATTCTGCTCCGCACAGATCGACCAGCCCATGTGCGCGTATTAGAAGCCTGGTAGTGAAAGCAGAAACATACTCCCCCTTGTATGTATCTTGGTTCATGCTCAACAGTAAGAGAAAGGGAGTGGCGTAATGGCCAACCAATACGATGACGACTACGAGTTCGAAGAAGAAACTCAGGATAGTAGTGGTCCAGCAAACCTTCGTAAAGCTTTGAAAAAGGCTGAGAGGGAACGCACTGTTCTACAGGAGCAGTTAGCTGCTGTCAAGAATAATCTTCGTGAACGTTCAGTCAAAGACGTTTTGGAGACTAAGGGTGTTAATTCAAAGATTGCCAAGTTTATTCCTGGCGACATTGAAGCACCTGAACAGATTGCCGCTTGGTTAGATGAGAACGCTGATGTGTTCGGATTCCGTACCGAGGAGCAGTCGCAACCAGCGGAATTGTCTCAAGAAGCAATTACCGATCAGCGTATTAACGCTTCCGCTTCTACGGGTTCTACCCCTAGTCGTGACGAGGACATGGCAACAAGAATTGCTAATGCTCAGTCTAAGGAAGAATTAATGTCGTTGATGGGTATTGTTCCTTTGGGTCGAGTTCGCTAGCCACATTCATTCAAACTATTGTAAAGGAGTAAGTTAGATGGCAAATACACCTTACGGTTCCTCTAATACTTACACCGACACATCGGGCAGCTCGCTTGGTACCTCACTGGTCCAGACCGCGTATGACCGGTATGTCGAATTTGCACTTCGTGCAGTCCCACTTATCCGCGATGTAGCAGATAAGCGCCCAGTTCAGCAGGCTATGCCTGGTTCTTCTGTTGTGTTCCAGCTTTACACAGACCTTGCTAAGGCAACAACCCCTCTTTCTGAGACTGTTGATCCTGATGCTATTGGTTTCGGTAACACCACTTCAGTTCCAGTAACTCTTGCTGAATACGGTAACGCTTCGCTTGCAACTCGCAAACTAGAGCTATTCAGCCTTTCAGACGTTGATCCAGCAATCGCTGACATCATCGCCTTCAACATGGCTGACAGCATTGACGAAGTTGCGCTAACTGAACTTCGTTCAGGTACCAACGTTATCTACGGTGATGGAACTTCTACCGCTTCTGTAACCCAGAGTGGTGGTGTTATCACCTCAGCTGACATGCGTAAAGTTGTTGCTAAGCTTCGCACCAACAAGGCTGTGCCACGTGTTGACGACCTATACTGGTGTGGTATTCACCCAGAGGTTTCACACGATCTTCGTGCAGAGACTGGTGCAGGCGCTTGGCGCGATGCCCACATCTACAACGAGTCAGGTGCAGGTCAGCTATGGCCAGGCGCTATCGGCGTTTACGAAGGTGCTATGTACGTTGAATCACCACGTCTATACTCAGGTGTAGTTAACGGTGTTCAGACTTACGAAGGTGCAACCACTGCAACAACCTACACAAAGGCTGCTGCTTCTGGTGCATCTGGCGCGTTCACAATCGTATTCGCTACAGCAATCGATTCAGCTATTCAGGTTGGTTACGTTATCTCTGGCACTAACACTGCTGGTGGCGCTACTGCTCCTGGTTCTGGTGTTGCTGCTGCTACATACGCACGTATTACCGCTATCTCAGCAGACCGTCTAACGATCACTGTAGACTTGGCTAACACTGGTGCTGTTGGAACAAACACCATCACTTTCACTGCAACAACCAAGGTTTACCGCACAATCGTTGCTGGTAAGCAGGCTCTTGCTGAAGCAGTCGCTGAAGAACCACACGTGGTTATTGGCCCTGTTGTTGACAAGTTGATGCGTTTCCGACCAATCGGTTGGTACGGTGTGCTTGGCTTCAAGGTTTACCGTCAGGAATCCTTGTACCGCATCGCTACTTCTTCAAGTATCGCTAGCTAGTACCCCTCTTGAGAGTTACCCCCGTCAGATAGTGGGCGGGGGTAACACCTCATACCCTTCTCAAACTTCTAAGGAGCAGACAGTGACCCAATACTACTTTATTCCACCTACAGTAGATGAAGGTCCTGCCGGCGACAATCGCCTATTTTGGCGTTACAAGATTACTCGTGCAGATACAGTAATCAAAAATCCTGATAATACTTATTCACATTACCGTGCACCAGGTTTAGATCAGTTGACCCCTGGAACTACTTTTTATCAAGGTGGACACATTTACCCTATTGACGAGGGCGAACGTCAAAATCTTATTGCTCAAGGTTACGCTTCACAGATTGTTACGGTGCCCCAATGAACCCTGGTCGTTACAATGGTTTTAACTTTACACAGGGCGATACTTTCACTTCAGCTCCTGCTTGGAAAATTTCTGACTCTTATGTCAATGTTGCGGGCTATTCTGCTTTGATGCAGTTGCGTAGGGGTGGAACTACTGGTACTGTTGTTCTTGAACTTTCGACTGATAATGGTCGTATTGTTGCGGGAACTACTGACGGGAAGTTTACTATAACAGCTTCATCTGCCGTTACTGCCGCTGTCCCCGCTGGAACTTTTTATTACGATCTTCAAGTCACTTCACCTAGCAGTGTGACTACTACTCTGCTTACAGGAGTGTTTACGGTTAAACCGCAGGTGAGCCAATGAGCGATTACAGTCAGCAAGTTACTTCTGTTGTTGAGATCCCGACTACGGTTAGCATTTTTGATTCCACTATTTCTACTGTTGATGTTGTAGAGGTTGGTGTTATTGGACCGCAGGGTGTGCAGGGTGTTCAGGGAAATCAAGGTCCTCAAGGTCCTACTGGTTCTACCGGTCCCACTGGTCCTCAAGGGGATAAAGGTGACACAGGTGATACTGGTCCACAAGGTATTGCAGGAACTACAAACCTTAGTATTATCAATGTTCTTGATTATGGCGCTGTAGGCGATGGCACCACTGATGATACTACAGCTATCCAGAACGCTATTAATGCTTGTCCTGCTGGTGGTATCGTTTGGATCCCTGCTAAAACTTTCCGAGTAACAGCACCTCTTATTTTGTTACCAACTATTACCCTTGAGGGTACACACGGTAACAGGATCTTTTACAACTCTGCACCTGTAAGTACTCCACAACCTTCAATGATTAAAGCTGCTTCCACTTTCAGTGGTTCTGCCATTATCCGCATGTTGGATAAAGAAGAAGGTGGTTACGCTTACGAGTCTACTGGTCAACGAATAATCAATCTCACCATTGATGGTTCTGCTATTGCTTCTGGTGTGATTCGTGGCATTTATGCTACCGGCAATGTTCGTGAAGTCATTATTCATAATGTTGCTGTTCAGTTCATGCCACATAATGGTATTGCTGCTGGTACTTACACTCGTACAGATTCCAGTGTACAAAAACCTTACTCTTGGTATGTTACAGAAACCATTGCTCGATCTTGCGCTAACTACGGTTTTTCTGTAGGTAACATGACTGACTCTAACTTTGTTAGTTGCCAGTCTATTTATGCCACATTATCTGGCTGGCTTATTTCTGCTGCCGCCAACAGTGTATTCACTAACTGTCGTTCCGAGTGGTCTGGTCAGCATGGCTTTTATGTAACTGGCGGTTGGGGTACTTCCCCTGCCGGTTCAGGCGGTGCAGTATTCACTGGCTGTACAACTGATCGAAACAACTATAACGGTTTCTATGTTGATGCCACAGGCAATGGTCCTATTGTTTTCAATGGTTGTTCTGCTCGCCGTGATGGTCGTAATGGTAACTCTGGTGGCGGATCTTATGCAGGTTTCAAAGCTTCTTCTGCTACTGTACCTGTTTTAGTTGATTCGCTTGTAACTTACCCAGGGAACAATGATGATGCTACTGGTACTGTTTCACCGCAGTATGGTGCTAGTTTCAATGGCAACAGTTATGTAAGTGTTTCTGGTGCTTCGTTCCTTCATGGTGTTACTACTGGTTTTTATGATGGTGGTAGCAATACTGTTTTGCGGCGTGGTCCTAACATTGGTGAGCGTACTGGTTCTTCTTCGTCACCAACTAATGTGTACCAGAATAACTGGTCTATGGACAATAGTTCCAATTTGACCACTAATGGTTCTATTACTGCTAACTCTTTTTCAGGACCTTTGACAGGTAATGTTACTGGTAATGTTTCAGGGACTTCTGGAAGTACAACAGGTAATGCCGCTACTGTCACTAATGGTGTTTATACAACTGACACTGGCACTGTTACCTCGACAATGATCCTTGATGGAACTATTGTTAATGGTGATATTAATGCTTCAGCCGCTATTGCGGATACAAAGCTAGCAACTATTTCTACTGCCGGTAAAGTTTCTAATAGTGCAACTACTGCAACTGATGCTAATACTGCTAGCGCTATTGTTGCTCGTGATAGTTCAGGTAATTTTAGTGCTGGTACTATTACCGCTAACATAACTGGCAATGTTTCAGGTTCATCAGGTAGTACAACTGGTAATGCTGCTACTGTTACTAATGGTGTTTACACCACAACGACTTCACTTCCAAATGTGACTTCAGTTAACAGCACTGCAATTCCAGCTTCTGCTACTTTGTTGACTTCTACTAGTACAAGTTCGGCGTTGACTTCGTTTGGCACTGATCCTGTAGCCAATACTCAGGCAGTTGATAATAGTTCAACAAAAATTGCAACTACTGCATTTGTTCTTGGTCAAGCTGCTTCAGCGACACCGGCTAATAATGGTACTGCTGCGGTTGGTTCTTCGACCAGATACGCTCGCGCAGATCATGTGCATAACAGTGATGCGACTAAAGCCAGTTTGTCTGGCGCAACTTTCACTGGTGCGGTTGCGGTTACTTCTGGCAACTTGTCGCAGACTGGTTCTGGTCAGGTTCTTGTTCAATCAACTTCGACTTCAGCTGTGCCAATGGTTGTGAAGCCAACTGGTTCGTTGACTATCACTGGTTTGACTGCAACTCACACTGGCGGTGCTGGTGTTACCTTTGACACTGTTAGCGGTTTCAGTTCGACTGTCGGTTTGGTTGCTGGTCAGTCTGTTGTGTTGTCTGGGTTCTCGGATTCAAACTTCAACGGAACGACAACAATCACTGTGGTTTCTGCAACAACTATCCGAGTCACTTCTTTGCAGGGTACGAATGGCACTGGCACTGGTGGTCAGATTGTTGTGACTGCTACTCAGCAGAACTTGCAAGAATGGCAATACAACGGTGGAACTGCGGTTGCTTCGGTTGGTGCTTCGGGCATTGTTACTGCTGCAAGTTTTTCAGGCAGTGGCGCATCTTTAACTTCTTTGCCTGGTGCCAACTTGACCGACAACAGTGTGACTGCGGCAAAACTTGCAACCAACGCACTTGCACCTTCGTTGTGGTATTCACCCAGTAACAATGTCAGTGTAAACAGTGGAAGCAATTTATCAGCTTTAACTGGTTATGATCCGTTTGGATTATCAAATGGAGTAACAGTTGGCAACAGCAAAACCTATTATGTTGATTACTTACTTAGTGGCACTATCAGCAACACAACAGCAGCGAGTGCTAGTTTGCGTTTGACTATTGCTGGCGATGCAGTATCTAACTTCAATTTTATTACTCATCAATCAGGTTTCATTGGTTCGTCATCTAATGGCCTCTGGCTAAGTACTAATGATTTTGGGGCTTTCATCAATGGCACAACTGCTAACTGGCAAATCGGTGGAACAATAGCAGGCTCAGCAACTGCCCAGGTATTCCAACTAAGAATCTCTGGCATTTTGCGTACAGCTGCATCTGGCTCATACTTTCAGCCGAAATTAAGTCTTAGTTCAGTCAATGGCACAACCATGACAATCAACCGAGAGTCTTATGGTTCTTTAGTTGAGTTAGGTTCATCTAGCACAACATCACTAGGAAATTGGGGCTAATGTCTGTTTGTAGATCTGGTTGCAAAACACAAGATCATAATTCTTATGGTGAATGTTTACAAGCTGCAAACATTGCAATTGATAAAACATCTTTGAAAGTGAAGTGAGTTAATGGTTGCACAAACTTCGATTAGTCCTCGCACTGTCACCGCAACATTGACCAAAGGCACGACCTACAACAACCAGGCGACTGCCTACAATTCAAGCCTTGCTTACAACCAGCCGACGGCAACGAACGGCAACGCTGCGCCTCGTTCGGTGTCAGCTGCGGTTGTTAGTCCCCGAGTTTCTTCGAGCGCATCCATGAAAGCGAGATAACCAATGGCATCTTTTGACCTTGGTGATGTTGTTGCCCTTGGCATAACAATCACCAACAGTGCTGGCACTGCGCAGAATGCAACGGCGGTTGTCTGCACTGTGACTTTGCCTGATGGCACTAGCGCAACGCCGACTGTCACCAACTCTGGTGCTGGTCTTTATGACATCGCCTATGTTCCTAGCCAGTCGGGTCGCCATGTTGTGCGTTGGGTTGCTACTGGCACGAATGCGAGTGCGTTCACTGACGAGTTCACTGTTCGAGATTTGACGACTTTGCCGGTGATCTCCTATGACATGGCATTGAGTCACTTAAACATTCCAGCTGCTTCAGCTGATCAAGAAGAGATCCGCCGATTTATTGACGCGTCACAAGATCTTGCAGAGAATTATGTTGGCGCTGTTCTTGGTCGTCGCACAATTACATCTGAAAAGTATGACGGTAATACTGACATTTTACGTCTTCGTAATCCTCGCGCAATTAGTATCACGAGTGTTTACGAGAATGGTGAACTTTTAGATTCAAGCCAGTATCTTCTCGATCCAACAGGTCAGCGCTTGCATCGTTTAACAACATCTAGTTTATCGGCTAGTGCTTTTGGTGCGTACGGTTATTGGGCTGGCGGTGTAAACTCTGTTACCGTGACCTATGTCGCAGGGTACACGGTTACACCGCCCGCTGTTCAACAAGGTGTGTTAGAGATCTTGAGACATTTATGGCAGACGCAACGCGGTGTTGTAAATGTAATGAATCGTACCGGTACAGGTGATGATTTTTACACTGGATCAACTTACTCATTACCGCGTCGAGCAATGGAACTTCTTGACCCTGCTTCACTACCTGGTTTGGCGTAACCATGGCCACTACAGCATTACCACAAGTCATAAACGGGATTCTAACGGCTTTTCAGAACAGCAGTGGATTAACAGGTGTGCGTATCTTCGACGGCCCTGAGATTGATTCCAGTTACCCTGGCGACTTCATTGCTGTTGGTCACGATGGTAGCGAAGACGGTGAAGTTGCAATCTCAAATGTTACACAAACATTTGAACAACTCGGTAATCTAAAACAATTTGAAGACGGTTCAATTGACTGTTGGTTAGCAACATGGGACGGTGGATCTTCATTATCTGCCCGTCGCTCTCGTGTGGCAACATTGCTCTCAGCTGTTGATACTGCGATTCGTGCAGATGTTTCACTTAGTGGATCTTGTATTTATTCAAGTCTTGCATCGCATCAAATGAGTTACATTCAAGCAAATAACGGTGTAGCAATTTCAGTTGTTTTCACTATCCAATACCGCGCCAGAACTTAGGAGTTACTAATGGCAAAAATCAAGAATGTCTGCCCTTTGGGAGATCTTTATGTACCTGAACTTGGGTTTGAAATCAAGTTCGGTGAAGTTGTAGAAGTTCCAGATGAAATGGCTGAGCGAATGCTCGAAGCGCCTTTCAACTGGTCATCAGGGGATAGCAAGACAAAATCACCCGATCCAGTCGCAACGGCTGAAACCCAAGAGGAGAAATAACAATGGCAATCGGCTCAGGCATTGGCTCGTGGCTAGGCATCAAAAAGGAATCAAGTTTCGGCACTGCTGTCACTGTTGAACGTTTCTATGAGTTCAACAGTGAAGGCACAAAGTATGTCAAGAACACTGTTGTTGGTCAAGGACTTCGCAACGGCGGATTGGTTGCTCGCGCGAATCGCCGCGTTGTCACAACTCTTGCTGGTGAAGGCGACTTCGAAGTTGACATGCAGACTCGCGGAATGGGTTTGTTGCTTAGTCTTGCAACTGGTTCAGTTCCAACACCAAGCAGTTCCAATGGGACTTACACCTACCTATTCACCGCACAAGATTTGATTGGCGATAGTTTCACAACTCAAGTTGCTGTTCCTCAATACGGTGGGACTCTAACTTACAAAACTTTAAGCGGTTGCAAGATAACCAACTTCGAACTGTCTGTTGGTTCTGGCGACATCGCCAAAGCGAAGTTCAGTCTGGACAGCAAAGGTTTCACAACAGGTGCATCAACCTCTGCGACCGTTGCCTATACAAACATTGCGACAAGTAACTTGTTCCACTTTGCTCAGGGTTCAATCACTGACAATGCTGGCTCGCCTACTACTTATGCCAACATCAAGGACTTCAGTTTGACTGTTGACAACTCGTTGAAAACTGATCGCTACAACTTAGGCGCAGCAGGTTCAAAGTCTGAACAAATCATCAACGGTTTCCGAGCAATCTCTGGCAAAGTCACAGCTGAGTTCACCGACACTGTTCTTTTGGATAAGTTCTTGGCTGACTCAACTGCTGGCTTGAAACTAACTTTTGAAGGCGCAACGATTGGTTCAGCTTCTGACAAAGAAACTCTCAGCATCACAATTCCAGCCGCGAAGTTCGATGGTGACACACCAATGGTTTCTGGCCCTGGCGTTATCGATGTCAGTTTCGGTTTCACTGTCTTTGACAATGGCACTGATGCACCGTTCACCATCACTTACAAGACACTAGATTCAGAACTCTAACCATGTCCGTTGAAATTAAAGAATCGGACTTCCGAAACTTTTATTTGAACACACGCAACATTGATCAAAAGATTGCACGTCAACTTGCAACTCGTTTGAAAAAAGTTGGAAAAGAAGTTGTTCCTGACGTGCAGCGAGCAGTGTTAGCAATTCCATCTGATAAAAAATCTGAAATCAAAAGCCCAGAACCAAAAGGTTTAGGTTTGCGTGCATCAATTGCTGCATCAATAACAGTTGGAATCAAGTCAACTAAAAGACAATCAGGTGTTTTTATTCGCGTTGATCAGAAAAAGTTTAAGATCTTAAGCGGTGGAAGAACTGAAACATTGCCAAAACTTTTAGATGGTACAATTAAAAGATGGAAGCATCCTGTTTTTGGAAAGAACATGGATCATCCAGAAAAATGGCCGATTCAACGTTATCATCGATTCTTTGGTAGAACAATTTACAATCATAAACCAGAGGCTCAAAAAGCTGTTGAAAAAGCTTTCATGGAAACATTTGAAGAAATTGACAAAAAACGTTTACGATCAAAACTATAAAGGGGTAACAAATGCCAGTAAGAATTGACAACAAGATCTATAAACTACCAGGCGATGATGGCGAACGTGGCATCACAATGGGTGAACAAAATCTGATTGAACGCCAGTTCAAAAAGCCGATTGAAAAAATGTTTTCAATTTTTAACATGTCAGCAAAGGCTCGCAAGTCTTTGTCCGAGGAAAAGCAAGACGAGTTGGAAGTCGCTTCACGTGAAGTATTTTTGGCAATGGTTTGGATTGCTCGGCGCAGAGCCGGTGAAGATCTAACTTTTGAACAAGCAATCGATGTTGAGGTTGAGGCCATCGATGTGGTGGAGAATGATGCCGACCCTTTAGAGGATCAGGCAGAACAGTCAACGACCGAGTCCTAAGCAATCTGCCTTTGCTCATGCACACTTATCCAGGCATCACGCCTTGGAATGTCTGGGACTTAACTGGCGAAGAGTTCAATTTGCTTCTCGCTTACACAAAATCTGAATAGGAGTTTTCATGGCCAAAGTGACTGATCTTGTTTATGCTATTTATGGCAAAGATGTTAACGCCAGCAAAACTCTCAAAGGTGTTGGAAAAGAAGCTGGAAGTGCTGGCGAACATTTTAAGAAAATGGGCAAGGTCGCTGCGACTTCATTTCTTGCTGTTGGTGCTGCTGCTGGTGCACTTGCTGTTTCGTCAATCAAGAACGCGATTGCTGATGAGAAGTCGCAACGCCGATTGGCTATTGCCTTAAAGAACACAGTCGGTGCGACTAAGGCGCAGACTGCCAGCGTTGAGGATTACATTACTAAAACACAAGCCCGTTACGGTGTTGTTGATGACAAGTTGCGACCTTCATTGCAGCGTTTGGTCACTGCGACCAAGGATGTTACAGAGGCGCAACAACTTCAAACACTTGCGCTAGACATTTCGGCTGGTACAGGTAAAGATCTTGGAACTGTTTCTAACGCGTTAGGTAAAGCGTATGGTGGAAACCTTGCATCGCTTCAGCGTCTTGGACTTGGTTTGGATGCTTCGGTTATCAAGTCGAAGGACACCAAGAAGGCGTTTGAGATTTTGTCCACTACTTTCAGCGGTCAGGCTGCTGGCGCAGCCGATTCCCTTGAGGGTCGATTTGGTCGATTGAAGATTGCGGTTGATGAAACCAAGGAACAAATCGGTTATGCCTTGATGCCTATTGTCGAGAAAATAGCAACCTATTTGACTGACACTGTTGTTCCGAATGTTCAGGCTTTTGTTGATGGTTTGACTGGCGTGAAAGACGGTGGAGATCACGCTTATGACTCTGTCAAAAAGTGGGGAACTGAAGTTCGTTCTGTTTTGAAATGGATTGGTGATCACAAACAAGTTGTCATTGACATTGCTGCTGCAATGGGGACATTTTGGGCTGTTGGCAAAATTGGTGCTGCGGTTTCCACAATGACCACCGCATTCAAAGCAATCAATACTGTGATGGCTGTCACTCGTGGTGTTGCGGTTACTACCGCAGCAGCTGAAGCGGCAGCATCTGGTGGAACTTTGCTCGCTGTTCAAGCATTGGCTGCTGGTGCAGTATTCGCCGCTTTCGGTTTGTCTGGAATGTGGAGTGGCTTGAGTATGCCAGGCGGAGAAACCGAGGAGCAAAAAAGGGAAAAAGACAAAACAGGAATGTCGTTGGTTGGCAATGATCCAGTGCAACGACAGAGATGGACTGACTTGCATTCGCCAGCCAGTGCCGATGCAGGCCATGGCATGGTTTGGTTTAACGGAGATGAACAATTTGAGCGACCTTGGATGCACACTGTTAAGAATCAACCTTTGTTTGGTTTGCGCACTCCTGTTCCAGGTGTTGGCCCAAATGGTTATCTTGCGCTTGGTGGTCCTGCTGCTGCCGGTGCTTCTTACATTGTCGGCGAGCGTGGCCCAGAACTTCTCACAATGGGTGGAAATGGTTATGTGACACCTAATAATAAACTTGGTGGACTCGGTGGCATGAATGTTGTCATCAATGTTTCTGGCTCGGTTGTTCATGAGCGCGATTTGGCGGTTACGGTTCGCGACAACATTGCTCAGCTGATGCGTCGTCGAGGACTCAACCCTTCAATTCTTGGAGTGTAATCGATGGCACTTTATGACGGCACGAATGCGCCAAAGATTAAGGTCTACCTCGATACCGGTAACCGCGACTCTGGCTTGTTCACGCTCGGTTATTCAACACTTGCACCGACTGGCACTGATGTTCTTGCCAAATACACGCCTTTTACAACTTTGACCCAAATGCAAACTGAGGATGTCAAAAGCATTGCTATCCGCCGAGGTCGAACTCGTGAGGATCAAGCAATTCAGGCTGGCACTTTGACTCTGTCAATGGATAACACTCTTGGAACTTATGACCCTGAGTTCACCACGAGTCAGCCAATCATCGGTGCATTCGGCAGTGGTGTGATTACTGTCTACACAACGGACTCCACGCACTTCTTTCATGTTGGTCAAGTGATCAGCATCACTGGAATGTCAACCAGTTCATTCAATCTAAAGCTGCAAACAATCACCGCCATCACTAGCAACACTTTTACAGTTGCAAACGGAACACCGACAGGCTTGTTGACTGGTCAATCTGGACTCGGGACAACTGGCTATTTCACTTCAACAGGTCAATCAATTCTTGTTGCTGGCACTGGTGTTCGAGTGACCGCAAGCATCACTCGATCTGGCGGTGTCAGTGAAGTTGCCTTGTTCACAGGCTTCATTGAACAGATTGACAAGGATTTGTCTTTGCAGCCTGTAACAACCATCACTTGCGTTGACGGTTTGGGAATGCTTTCAAGAATGTTTTCAACCTTAGACACCGCATACTTGGGTGATGCCACTGCAATCGGTCGAATCTTGGATGATGCTGGTTGGAATCAAAACTTTTACTACACCGGCGACAGGTACATTGTCAGCAGTCTGATTACTGGCGACACACCTGTTGATGTTTTGACCGCCATTGATCCAATTGTGAAAACTCAGCCTGGTGCAATGTTTTATTGCAATGTCGCTGGCGATGTGAACTGGCTTGGTTATAGTGCTTTTGCGCCTGGCTCTTGGGCTGGGAAAACAAAACGATTCACAATGACTGACACTCGCGCCAGCAATGATGTTGTCGAGTATGACGAAATTAGCGTTATCGGTGGCGAAAAGTATCGGCGCAATCAAGTCACTGTTCACAACACCGCACCAAGCGGTTATGAAAACAATGTGACAAAGTTCAATCAGGCAAGCGTTGCAAAATACGGCCCTTTTGCTGCGCAGATTGAAAGTTTCTATTCAAACGGCCCAGGCAACTCAGATGTCAATGAGATTGCACAACAGTTGGCTGACCAGTTTGCTGATAGCCAATACCGCGTGGACAGCATCGGCTTTGAATGTGTTGGCTTCTCGGCTGAACTTTGGTACAACATCATTACTTCGGATTTGGGTTCAGCTGTGATTGTTCATCGAACCCCTATCTACTCAAATGGTGTTCCTTTGGATTATCAGTGTTACATCCAAGAACTGAATCACGACATCAAACCAAACTCGTGGCGAATGTCTTTGACACTTAGCCCAGGAACATAAGGAGTAAAAAATGGCAGCAGGTTTCCCAGCAAAAACATCATTCACTGACGGTTCGGTTCTACCGGCATCGGACTTGAACGATCTTGGCGGAACGATAAACAAGGTTTACAACGCCGGCACTTACCCGAACCAACTTTCCTACACCGCAACCGATGGTGTGCTTCGACCAATACCGTTCGCAACCTCGACCGATAAAATCAACTACACAACAAATGTGAATCCTGGTGGTGTCGCTTCTTACACAGTGACTTTTGCACGATCGACAAGATTCACGCAAAACCCAATCATCACTGCAACTGCTGAAGTCACTGGCTCGACCAATGTGTATGCTGCCTGCTCGACTGCATCAGTCACAACATCAGGTTTCACGGTTCGAATCTTCAATGTGAGTTCAACAGCAACAATCACGAACACTTATTTTCATTACCATGCCATTCAAATGACTTCGGCTGCTGCCGATAACAACTAAGGGAAACAGATGCTTTGGAATCTAACTTGTCACACTGACACTTGCGAGAACAACAATTTCACAGTTCAGTTTCCTGACCCCGAAGAACTTGTGATTTGTGGCGGATGCCATCAGGAAATCACAGACAAAACACCAGCCGAAACCAAGGAATAAACAATGGCAATTTCAACCGCGCAATTCACAATCGGAACAACTGCAAGTCAGATTGTCGCTGACACTGTTGCAGCTGAGGAAGTTCACCTGCACACTTCAGGTGGTTTGCTTTATGTAGGCGATGCTGGCGTGACAACTTCGAACGGTTTACGCCTAGATTCTGGCGACAAGATTACTTTCAACACTCACAATGGCCCAATGTACGCGGTCACTAATACTGGCACGACCACTGTCTATGTCGCGGTGATTGAAAAGTAATGAATAACCTGTCCATTCCTGATTGGGTTTCAACTGTTGCCAGTGGTCTGGCGATTGCTGGTGTCTTTGGGGCAATCGTTTCTCGCCTGATTAAGTCCTGGCTTCATGATGCGATGGTGGAACTTCGACCTAATGGTGGCGGTTCAACTTATGACCTAGTGCGCAAGGCCGCCAAGGATGCAGAACGCGCAGCGTTCGCAGCTGAACGCGCTTGCGATCAGGCGATGGATGTTCGCGAACAGGTGGACACAATGATTGAACGAGTTTCGAACCTTGAACAGACGGTGATTTCGTGGACACCGAAAAAGACTGCGCCAAAACTACCAGCCAAGAAGTTGAACCCTAGAGGAGTTAAAGATGTATCCAGTTAAGAAGGTCGTTATCACTTGCGGTTTCGGTGTTAAGGGAAACCAGTGGATGTCAGGTCAACACCAAGGCTACGACTTCGGCGCACCAGTTGGAACTGATGTGTTCGCTATCGCTGATGGCGAAGTGATTGGTGTCAACATTTGGGGCAAAGCATTCGGACAGTTCTCGCCGGTCATCAAGCATGGCAAAGTCTTTCCTCGTTATGTCATCTATGCTCATGTGCGGATGACGAATGTCAAGGCTGGCGACAAGGTCAAGAAGGGGCAAAAGATTGCCGAGGTTGGCGTTGAGGGCAACAGCGGTGGGCCTCATGTTCATGTCGAAGGTCAAAAGACTCGGTTCTGGACAATGAATGGCGGAACTCGCCTCACTTATTTATTCAAAGCGTAAGGATTAGCAATGAGAAAAGAAGTTATTGTTTCGTATCTGCAATCACTATTGGCAACAGCGTTGACCGCTGCTCTTGCCATTGGCAAATCGCCTTTAGATTTCACCAGTGCCGACCTCAAGATCATTGTGAACTCTGTTTGGGTTGCGTTTATCCCTGTTTTGATCCGCGCCTTGTCAAAAAACGATACCGCGTTTGGTATTGGTTCAAATACCGTAAATGTGCAGCATCATAGTGTAAAGTCTAACTAGGGTTTTTGCCTATAGAAAAGGATCAGGGGTCAATGCCTTTAAGCGATGATTTAGAAAAGCTGCAATTTGCTAGAAGTTCTCGCCGTTCATGTTTAGTTAAAACTATTCTTGAATCTTTAGATAGCGCGGATAAATTGGCACTAGAAAATGCGCTAAATAATTTGAACTTTTCTGGTGCACAGATTTCAAGGATCTTAAAAGAGAACAACATTGTAATTGGATCATCAACAGTGAACAAGCATCGCAAAAAAGATTGTTGTTGCCATGTCGCTCAGTGATGATCTTTCTAAAATGGTTTCACCTGGTCAATCAGGTTCAGATGTTCGAGCATTGAACACGCCAGAAGGTTGGCGTCCACGTCTTGAAGTTGATTCAAACGGTGGTTTTCTTGTTTCAACTGCTCGAAGTGTCGGTGATTTACCGGATGCAAAAGATTTGTTACAGGATTTTGATCTAGATCCTAGCCAATGGCTAGTGACATCTGTTCGTCGTTCTCGCTGGCAGCGTTATGACGGTGAATGGCTTGAAGCTGCAAGGGTTTCACTTGTCCCAGCGCGGGCTGTTTCAAATGATCTTGCACAAGATCTTGAAGATCTCATGAAGTCGCTTTCAAAGTGGCGTCCAAGTGCTCGACAGAAGCCACGTGGTGGTTCTCTGTCGAGCCTTTTTTGCGTTGGCGATACTCAATACGGTAAAGATGCAGGTGATGGCACAAATGGTACCGTGCGTCGCATGGGTGAAGCGCTTAATGCATCGGTTTTTAGGTTCAATGAGCTCGTTAAAACTGGTCGTGACATTGGTGAAATAGTTTTACCGCAGCTCGGTGACTGCATTGAAGGTTCAACGAGTCAAAAAGGTGGTGTTCTTGGTAGATCTGATTTATCGGTGACTCAACAAGTGCGAATTGGTCGCAGAGTTTTACTAAATTGGGTTAAAACTTTTGCGCCTTTAACCGAGTCGCTTGTTGTTCCTTGTGTACCAGGTAATCATGATGAACCACACCGCATTGTTTTAACTGACCCGGTTGACTCGTGGCAGATCGAAGTTGTTTCAGCTGTGCAAGATGCTTGCGCTGAGAATCCTGCTTTAGCTCACGTGCAGTTTCGTTACCCTGAACGCGATAGTTTGTCACTTGCCATGGATCTTTCTGGTGCAATGATCGGTTTTGTTCACGGTCATCAAGCACGTGATCTTCCAAAGTGGTGGGAAGGTCAAGCAACTGGTCGCACACCGGTTGGTTCATGTGATGTTTTGATCTCTGCACATTTTCATCACTACAAGGTTTCACAGGTTGGTCCTCGTTTGTGGGTGCAAACACCGGCGATGGATGGTGGTTCACCATGGTTTAGAAATACTCGCGGCTTGGAATCACCAACTGGTATCGTGTCGCTTGTTGTTGGCGAGGATTATGACCCGCGTCGAGATCTTGTTGTGTTAGCTGGTGAAAATCGGTGAATCGTTTTCATGTTTTGCAGCGAGCTGCAGAATTAACTGGTGGTGATCGTGAGAAAACATCCGGTGATTTTGTGACTAATCACACAAACATTGCAAAGATCTGGTCCGTGATTCTTGGCGTGGATGTTTCAGCTCATCAAGTTGCATTGTGCATGGTTGGTGTTAAGCTCGCGCGATGTGTGAATAGTTTAGATGTAGATCATTTCATTGATGGCGCAGCGTATTTTGCTGGCGCAGGTGAATGCGCGATCCCAGATGAAGAGTTGTAGCATTGCGTGTTATGATGAAACTACCGCTTGGTGTTGGGAAGTGCTTAGCGTGTTTTGTGTGGTTCCTTAATCCTTTTCTGGATCACATAAAACATAACTAAATAAAGAAATCCCCTTGGTAAATTATTGCCAAGGGGATTCTTTTTTCATTTATGCTAGAAAAAGCATTGGAAATAAAGGAAAAAAAATAATTAAAAAAAATTGCCAAAATGGTAGTTTTTACCCACAAACTGTGTATAGAATGGTCTTATCAGCAGGACAGCTGATGAACGGACAAACAAAGGACAAGACATGAAAGCAGTAACCATCCGCCCGATCGTTATGGGTATGACAGATAAAAACACAAAGCGCATTAACCAGACAGAGTTCCCAGCAGGAACACTTGTTTATGTTTCACATTGGACTAAAGAGTATTACAAGATCCGTGTTGTTGGAACTTTGCACACAACTTTAGTTTCACATGTTGCATTCAAGGTTGTGAAGTAATCATGGCACACAAACTTTCTGAAACAACTAGCATCAGCGGTCTTTACATTTCAGACAATGATCCTATGTTTAACATTGATTTTGCTAACGATAAACTTGCATGTGAAGTTCGTGATTTAGTTCGAGCAAATACTAAATACAAAGACAAGGAAAATAGTAAGTGGATTCAGTGGCTTGTCATTGATGTGCTTCGCGATCGAAATGCATTTCTAAAATGGGGTTACGAAATTATGGAAAAGCATACAGCGGATGGTTCTTCCGTAGTTATCAAGGTTGGTGCATGATGCGTAGTTCACTAGAGATCATTTCACAGGTTCTTGGTTGTGCAACCGAGGCTGACGCGCTTAAGTGGGAAACACGTATGAACAATTGGGATGCACCTGATTGGTCAGAGATGTCCACCAAGGAATTACAGGAACACATTCTGAACTTTGTTTTAGACTGGTTAAACGTTTATGAAAAGGCAGAACTTTCCACTCGGACTGTCCATTCGAGTGGAAGTGGTGGCGCTCCCGATTCTTTGTCCGATCTGGTTGTAGCGCCACCACACCCAAACTTACAGGAGGCAAAATAATGGATGCAATAAATAACCTTGTTGACTTTAGTGAAGTGTTCAACAAGATCCGTGAAGAAGAACGTCAAAAGATAGTTGACATGATTTTGACCGAGTGTTACGCTGAGCGCCACGATGATGATGTTGTGTGTGACAACTGTCAAGATCTTGTGTTCAAGATTATTCCACCAACCGAGGAGGACAAATAATGAGTCACTACAATGATCTATTGATCCGTTGCTTGTTAGCGTTTGCGTTTATTTGGTTTCTTGCAAGCGCGTTTCATAATGAGCAAAAAGACAAAATGCAAAAGCATTACCGTGAAAGTTTAAACACACATTTGCAAGAGTTACGTCGTTTGCGTCAACAGAACGCTGAACTATCATTTGAACTGAGCAAGTTGCGTGACAAGAAATGAGTAAAGCACGGGCGAAAGGCACAGCAGCTGAAACTCTTGTCGTCAAGTTTCTGCGTGAGAATGGTTTTCCTGACGCTGATCGTTCACCTTTGCGTGGTAAGCTGGACACTGGTGATGTAACCGGTGTGCGCAATGTTGTGATCGAGATTAAGAACCAGAAATCGTATTCGATTCCTGGTTGGTTGCGCGAACTTGAGGTCGAGATCCATAACGCTAAAGCTGATCACGGTTTTGTTGTAGCGAAACCGAATGGTGTTGGTTCTACACGCGTGGGTGAATGGTGGGCTATTCTTCCACTGTGGCGCATGGTTGAGTTAATTAAAAAGAGTTGCAATGAGTCATGACCCATTCGAACAATTTGCCCTTGAGCTTCCACATTTCCCAAACGCAGCATGCGACACGATGCATGTTGACCCTGAAACCTGGTTCCCGGAAACTATTAGATCTATACCTGCCAGAAATGCTCTCATTGAACAAGCGGTCGCAATTTGCAAAGTCTGTGTCCACAACGTGGACTGTTTACAGTACGCATTGGACAATGGGATCAATGACGGGATCTGGGGTGGTACACTTCCAGATGAAAGATACGAAAAGATCTTTGAAAAAAATCTCACAAGTAAGCGACAAAAAAAGTTGGACGATGTTAGGATCCTTCTTAAACGCGGTTGGACTCTTGAGCGTGCATGCAAAGATGTTGGTGTATCGATTAGAGTCTATGAACGTTACCGCTACCTTGAAAAAGCAGGGTGGCCGTACTAAAATGAAAAGGAAAAGGAAATGATAATAGCAACATGGATCACCACGGTGATTGTTGCCTACTGTCTTGGTAGGTGGCAAGTCGTAAACGATCGCAAGAAAGCAAAACAGCAGTGGGCAGTTGACTCGTTTGATGAGACACCTATTGGGACACAACTAGCAAAAGAAATGGGCATTGAATTATGAGCATGCAAATTAACCAAAACGAAATTGATCTTGATCCAACGTTTGCTGCAACGATCATGGTGTTGCGTCGCTTGAAAGCTGAGATTGGTGAACTACAAGAGCGTGCGGACATTCTCACTGAGCAGATTAAATCTGCAATGGGTGACGCGGTCATTGGCACAATTAACGGTGCACCAGTTGTCAAATGGTCAACGGTTGAGTCTACACGTTTTGATACTAAGAAAGCGCGTGAGGTTTTACCACAGCAAGTCATTGAACTGCTTGAGGTTAAGTCACAGTCTAAGCGTTTCACACTTCTTGATGGTAGCGAGCAATGGTAATGACAGTTACACCAATTAAACCGTTAATTGTTAAACATCCAACAGTTGACCCTGAGGAATGGCAGGTTGACGAATGAGTTTCACATCACCTGTTGCAGCATCGAAATCTCTGGAGCAGCGGATTGCTGCGATTATCAAATCATCGGATGCGAACAAGCCAAGGTCTCGACAGTTGAACATTGGTCCATCTGAAATTGGTGACGCTTGTGTTCGCAAACTAGCGTACAAAATGATGGACACACCGAAAGTGAACACGGTTACAGATCCGTGGCCAGCGATTAGCGGTACAGCGATTCACGCTTGGTTAGCTGACGCGTTTGGTGAAACAAGTGAAGGCAACTGGTTAATTGAGCATCGTGTAACAGCGAGGCCTGGTTTAACCGGCACCGTTGACTTGTTCGATGTTGATAACGGTATCGTGATCGATCATAAATGTGTTGGCGCAGCTTCAATGAAAGCTCGTAAACTTGAAGGTCCAACAAAACAGCAGTTAATTCAGTTGAGCATCTACGCGTATGGTTTGAAGCAAGCCGGTTACGATGTGAAACAGATCGCGTTAGCGTTTTATCCACTTGGTGGAATGCTTTCAGGTTTGCATGTTTGGATCAGCGACTATGATGAACAGATCGCGATTGATGCAATGCAACGACTCGATGACACGATCCAGTTACTTGTGATGCTTGACCCGGAGGAGAATCCACAGCATTGGAATTTGATCCCGTTTGAACCGAGTCGATTATGTCACTACTGTTCATGGTTTACACCAGAGAATAATGATCTTTCGAAAGGATGTGCAGGTAAATGAAGATCTTTACATTGCTAATCGGGTTTCTCCTTGGCGCGTTCACGGCGATCTCAGCGGTTTTTGCAGCTGAGGTTGTGCATTCATACAAGAAAGCTGTGGATCTTGATCCATGGAACGAATACGCAGCAGAGGAAGATCTTAACAAAGAAGCATTTGATGACGCCCGCTGGCGAGCCGCTGATGAACTGAACCAGGAACGTTTAGCGAAACAAGAATTTTATACACGCGAAGAAGTCGAACACGATGAAGAGGATAACGACCTCTAACCAAAGACCACCGTTAAACCCATTAACGGAACAAACAAACACAACAACAAACAGAAAGGAAGTCACCATGACTTTCACACCACCAAGCGCCATGAGCGGCGACTACGTGAAGGTAGCAGATCTTAACGGACACTTGCTAATCATCACACCAATCGAATACAAAACCGGGATCGTCACTGCACTAGGCGAATCCGATGCAATCGAGGTCAACCTTGTTGATCTAGACGCGAACGAGGAACACGAAGGTGTTCTATTCTTTAACAAGGCTTTACTTTCAGCTTTGAAACCAAACATTGGTGCACAGGTTCTTGCACGTATCGGTCAAGGTACAGCAAAACCAGGTAAATCAGCACCATGGATCTTGATCGATGCAACAACAGATCAAGCAGCAATCGCGAAAGCAACAGCTTACATTGCAAGCGGGTTACAAAAACCTGTCGCTGCGCCGGTTGCTGAGAAAGCAATTGACGCGAATGATCCAGCCATCGCAGCACTCCTTGCACAGCTCGGTGGCACGGTTATCTCCTAGAGATAACCAGCAGGGGAAAAACACGTGGACACTATTAGCCTTGGTAGTGTCCACGTGTTTTCTAAAGGAGAAAAATGAAACGATTAACTTGGCCAGAGTATGCACTCGAACTAGCGTTCGCTGCAGCTAAACGCAGTGAAGATCCGTTCATTAAAGTTGGTGCAGCGGTTTTGCGTGAAGACATGAGTGTCGCAAGTGTTGGCTACAATGGTGCACCATCGAATGTGCAAATCGATTGGCTTGATCGTGATGCTCGTCGTCCTTACGTGATCCACGCTGAAGCGAACGCGCTTCGTTATGCAACGATCAAGGACACACGCAACGGTCTTTTAGCTGTGACACATTTTCCGTGCGCGAACTGTTTAACGATTATTGCTGCGCACGGCTTTAAACAGATCGTGTTTAGTGATTACATTGATGGACCGAGTTATCCAAGATCTGAAATTGAGAACATCGCGGATGTTCTAAAGTTGAACATTGCTCGTCTAGAAAAAGGAAAACTGTAATGACAAACATTGACACATTGAAATTGATCTTTGAACGACAAGCGCGTTTGCAAAAGGAATCGTTCGGTGTTGAACCACACACGCTTGACCCGGTTGCAAAAGCAGAGTACATTGCGATGATGAATCTTGCACTACAGGACGAGTTGCATGAAGCGCTAGCAGAGTGTGGTTGGAAACCGTGGGCGAAGAGTCGACATGTTAACCAGTTATCGTTTGGTAGTGAACTTGTTGACGCGTTGCATTTTCTTGTTAATCTTTGGCTCGCGATTGGTTGGACAGCTGATGATGTTTTTGAAGTGTATAAAAAGAAAGCAGAGATCAATGCTGCGCGACAGTTGCATGGCTATGATGGTGTGTCTGGTAAGTGTAAAACTTGCAAACGTGCACTAGATGATGATGGTGTTTTGTGCACTGAATCTAGCTGTAGCGCGTAAAAGCATTGGAAATAAAGGAAAAAAATAGTTAAAAAAAAGTTGTCCAAATGGTAGTTTTTACTTCTGGTTTGTGTATAGAATAGAAACATCAGCCGGACAGCTGATAGGACAAAAGGACACGATCATGAACGCAAAAGCAAAAGCAGTAGCACTAGGTTTCAAACTAATGCACGATTACAAAACAAACCTTGTACATCTTTCAAACGATGGCACAACAGCAACTTGCAACTCACGCTTTATCGGTAGTGAAACTGAAGCACATTACGCAGATGATTTAGCGTGCACACGATGCTTGACAAAGTTAGCAAAAGCAGAAATTGAAATTGGCAAAGCAATTGATTTTGGTTTTGATGATTCAGATGGCAAATGGATTGCATACTGCAACATGCATGACACATTAATTGCTGGCAACACTAAAGCAGAATTAACTGGAATGAGCACCACAGAATTTTGTGATTGCTGCCGCGAAACATGCAAAACTTTTAGTTACACTTGCCCGAACTGCAAACAAGGTGGTGCGATCAACTAGTCGAAACGCCTTTGGGCGTCTTGCAAGGTTGACCACTTGCAACTGATGAGACAGGTCAAAAAAGGACAAAGGACAAATCATGACAAAGATCAATTTCGAGATAGAAGAATGCAAGACACAGATTGCAGCACTGCAGATGAAACTTTGCGTGTTGGAAGAAGCTGAAGCAGCAAAGCCAAAGCCAGTTAAGAATCGCCGCTTGGCGAACGTGGTACCTGGTTCACTTATTGAAGTGAAGTTCCATGCACCTTTCGGTAGTTACACCGAGGAAGTAACATTCGTTGGCTTGGTTATGAATAATGAGGATGAAGTTGAGATCACGTTGGACGCTGGTTACGAGTTCAACATTTACCGGAACGTAAATCATTGGGCTTACGGTTCAGGTGCTGACAAGATCACGTTAGTTAAAGTTATTCGCGAAGGAGCTGCAGCATAATGACAAAGAACCAGTTAGCTGCAATCCATCGAGTTGCGCAAGCATTCATGGATCTTGAAGATCTATGGGATGACAAGGTTAGTGAAGAGTATTATGCGCTCGGTAAAAAGATCACCGGTGAACTATTACCAGCATCGCTAGAAGACACGATCCATAATTGGTTCACTTTCTATTACGCGGTGAAGGATAAACAAGATCAGGTGAAAGCATGACCATGATCATTGACGACGTGGTGACATCGTTTAGTTCAAAAATGTCAAGCCATAAAGCTGCGTGGCCAAGAATGCAAGCGTGCATGGTTGAAGATCTTGGCCACGGTAAACCACTACTAGCAGGTAACAAACCGTGGACGGTTCTTGACGGTATCTGGTTAGTGTCCACACCAATGGAATTCGGTGGTGACACGTTCAACCTGTTCGGTGGGTTCACGCAAGAAGTCCATGACAGGATCTCAAGAATCCTTGACATGGATCTTGGCAACATCAAAGCATTAGAGAAACCATTGCCGAACATTCAAGCAATCCTTGGTGAGCGTGCAGCAAAAGCTCAGCTAGATTTCACCAAGGCTGAATGGCAAAAAATAGTGGACATAACCAATGCGCCAGTGTTAACACATGAGGCTCTGGTTCCTAACGTGACGCGCGTTGTTATCGGTGACTCACATTCCATTGCAAGGTATCGACGCGGCACTATTGTGTACCGTCACGATGGTTTAACATTGCATGGTTTAACAACTCGTGGCGTGGAATCGTATCTACCAGATTATCGCGTGGAGCATCTCGTGATCTCAGCCGGTAACATTGACATTCGTCATCATCTTGCACGCCAGTTCAACCCACTAAAAGCTGCGGTGACACTCGTTGAGGATCTTCACAAACAGCTCACAGAGTTACAGGTGAAAGATCTTATTGGTTCATTTGAGGTGACTAGCCCGTACCCGATCGAGTTTGAGCAGCGGCGAATCCCAAAATCGGGTTACTACAAGAAAACACCGTTTTATGGCACACGTGAAAAGCGTAACCAGATCCGTGAAGTATTCCAAAACCGTTTGGAAGATCTTTTCACCAAGGTCCATGCATGGCCACGATCGTGGTATGAAATGGACCCGGAAGAGTACGCGAAAGTGCACATGGAGAAACCAGGTTCAGTGCATCTATCACCAGAGTTTTATGAATGGAATCTAGAAACAAATGAGGCAAACAAATGGGTAAGCTGATTGAAACAATTTACTGGGAAGACTTCAAAGAGTACTACAAGAAAGCTGCGGTGCTGCAAACAATCAACATTGCTAGTGAGAACGGTAGAGACACAACCGAGCCGTTACACGTTGATGATCCACTACAACACTACATAACAATCTATGACACGGTTGATCGTGAGTTCGCTGGTTTCAGTAACGCGATTCAGCAAATCTGGCACGGTAGCAATAACCCGAAAAAGTGGCAAGCAGATCCACGATTCGATTCAACACCGTTCGCTGACATTGACTGGTTCTTCCTATTTCTTGTGCATCGCGTAACAGGTTCAGGTGCATCGTTTAGTTACGATCACGGGTTTAGAAATAGTTTACTAAGCGACATGGCGTTAAACACCACGAGCATGGGTGAAATGCGCGACTACGTGTTGAGTCAAATGCGTCAAGGTCGAGCAATCTTCACCAGTATCGGTAACCAGATTCCAATGTTCCCGAAACCACGCGGTGACTATAAACGCGGATCTGAGCTTTACGTCGCCGAGTACATGCTTCGACTTGTTGTTGATTTTTATTTCCATTTGATCGATAACCCGTTATCAATGAGCATTCGCGATGGTGTTGATTGGATCAATAATTGGCATCGAGAAAACGGGTTGAAATGTTTTCACTTTGTCATGACAGCTTTTGTCATGGATGTTGCTGCGTATTTTCCTGAGCTTATTGATCCATACTCACAAGTGAACTATGGCAACAACGCGAAACAAGCATTGAATCTTTTATTCGGCAATGATGGTTTTAAGAGTCAAAACTTGTTTCTCGATGCTGCAATGGAAAAGATCTGTAACGAGTTTCGTAGCCCGCATGATCCTAAAGATCTTTTGCGCAACATGGGTAAAGGTTTAGCACTAGAGGATGTTGCGTGCGATTATGTGCGCTATGTTGAATGCTATGTACCTAAAGGTTATGAGCATCTTGAACCGTGGCAGGTTTTCAATAATTCTCTAGTGCCGAATCATAAAAAACATTGGACACATGTGAAACATCTAGAAAAAGCATTGGAAATAAAGGAAAAAAATAGTTAAAAAAAAGTTGCTGAAATGGTAGTTTTTGCTTTTGGTTTGTGTATAGAATGGTCTTATCAGCCGGACAGCTGATAGGACAAACAAAGGACAAGAAAATGGCAAAGCAAGCAATGTGCACAAAGTGCGGTTCAACCGATGTATTTTGGCATGAGAATCGTAACGGCAAATGGGTATTGTGTCGCAAAGTTGAAGCACTTTATGACAATGGTCGCGCTAGTTGGATCGAACCTCATTACTGTGATTACAAAGAAATGTCTGTTGAGTTCATGGTTGAACAGTACATTGAGAAAGTTGAAAAAGTTTTTTCAAAGCCAACTGCAAAAGATTGGAAAGAGTTAAGTGCTGTTGCTGATTTCAATGGCCAGTTGAAATCATTGCGTACAAAACTTGGTGAGAATGTTCCATCAATTCCTGTTGAAGTTTTTAAGGGTCGTAAAGTTCCTGTTGGTACTGTCGGCGAGGTTATTTGGTTTGGCGTTGATGGTTTTGGCACAATCAAAGTTGGCATTAAAGATGCTGAAGGCAATGCACACTTCACAGCAATCACTAACGTACGACTAACAGAAAAGGCAGGTAACTAATCATGATAAACAAATACGCTGGTCGATGCGGTTCATGCTTAAACATTGTTGAAGCTGGTGAAGGCATCTATGAATACGGAAATGTTTACTGCCAAGAATTAACAGAACGTGAAGGTTTAACAGATCGCAATTGGCCAATGTGCGATGCGGCTTATGCACTTGAATTAAAAGGTGAACCAGCGCGTGCGGCAGTTAAGCAAGATTGGTTAAATCGCAATCGCATGCAACATGACAAAATGCAAGAAATTAAATTAAATCTAAAAGCTCAAGGTTTGTGTGTTCGCTGCGGTGGTGCTGGTCGATCTGACATGTGGAAAGACACCGGTTATGTTTGTTACCAATGTGAAGGCACTGGTAAAGCAAAGGCAGGTGCATAATGAAGTTAACTAAAGTCCGCGATGGTTATTACGAATACAAAAACTTTTTTATTTACAAACCTGATGAACAAGAAAGAGTTTGGCTTGTTTACGAATGGATGAATGGCAAAAAATACGGTGAAAGTTATTACGTTGGACACGCTGCTACTTTAAAAGCGACTAAAGAATTTTTGATTAAAGTTATTGCTTACAAGGAGGAGCATAATGTTTAAGATCACGACTGATGTGACAAATAAATACGCGTACAAGACACGTGATGAATGGCTAGATTTAGCAGACGGGTGGGTTGATGAAACACCACCACCTTCACTGCAATCATTTCATGGTGCGACCTTGTGGGATGATTCAATAACCGGTGTCGGCACGAAAGGACGCTGGGGAGATCTCTTAGTGCGTAGCATGCAAACAGATCACTTGGTTTACGTCCAGCCACGTGTTGGTTGGGCAGGTGTATCTCTAGCAGCGTTAGCGAAAAAATACGACAAGAAACTCACACTATTCATGCCATCAGCTAAAGAAGCAAGTGCACACCAACTTGTTTGTATCGAACGTGGAGCAAAACCGATCTTTAGACGAATCGCTGCAATGCCAGTTCTCAACAAGTACGCCAAGGAATGGGCAGCGGAAAACAATGCAGAGTTTGTTCCATTTGGTTTAGATCACCCACTCGTGGTCGCGGCTGGTATCAAGTCCACGCTGCAGCAATGGGGTAATCGACCAGAGCCGCGTGACGTGGTTAGCGTGATCAGCACTGGTGTATTAACACGAACACTACAGATCGCGTGGCCAAATGCTCGTTTTCATGGCGTGGCGGTTGCCCGTAACCTTCATCCTGGTGAAATCGGTCGAGCAGAAACAAACTCGTACCATAAGATCTTTCAACAGTCAGCTGATTTGGCGAAACAAATCAATGAACAAGTATCCACTGCGCCAACATACGATTGCAAAGGACTCGAAAACTTCATGCTTGATAAAACTAGTGCACCAAAAGCAGCTAGCACGGTAGTATGGAACGTGGCTGGTGATGTGACACCGAACAATTTAACGAGTGGCGACATTGACTCGTTTAGAAACTGGGGTGAAATACGATGATAACGATTATTGAAGGAACAGATGGTGTTGGTAAAACATCGTACGCGAAACGATTAGCACAAGAAACAAACGCAAACTATTTACACGCTAGCCAACCAAAAACAAAAAACTGGGCAAACGAATACGTGTATTCACTTGATCCTCGCTACAATTATGTACTTGATCGATGGCATGTTGGTGAAATGATTTGGCCAAAATACTTTAAACGTGAAAGTTTGTTCCCAAACATTTACACATTCAACTCATGCAACATGTTCCTTAGCGCGTTAAAAACACGGATCATCATTATCAAACGCGATGAAAAAGAGATCCTTAAAACATTAACCGAGCGAGGTGAAACACAGCAACAAATCGAGACAAGCATTTTGGCACAACGAGACTTTCTAGATCTTGCACCAAAGATCCACACCATTGACGTGCAAATAATTGATAGCAACGAACTTTATGAAAAGGAAAACTAATGTTTATAGAATTAACAACACCGGCGCAAGTAGTTTTATCAGCTGCGAACATTGTGCACGGATTCGGTGACGAGTCATCACCTAGAGGACAAAAAACACGTGAAATGTGCAACATGACATTTGTCATCTCTGAGCCTTGGCAAATACCACTCAACGGTATCGCTGGTCGCAACCTACGAGATTACATTGGCGCGAGCGAGGCACTACAACTCGTTGGTCAAACAACAGAACCAGAACAACTCATTGCAAATGTTTCAACATTTCAAAACTATACCGATGGTGGAATCTTTCACGGTGCGTACGGAATAAGAATCTACGGTAAACTTAAACCACTTATTGAAGTATTAAAACGTGACATGTTTACACGTCAAGCAGTATTAACAATGTACAACTCGACACAGGATCTAAACGTGGACACACGTGATGTACCATGCACACTCTCAATACAATTCCTGATCCGTGACAACAAACTATGCGCGAGAACAACAATGCGATCCAATGATGTTTGGCTCGGATTACCTTACGATCTAATCCAGTTCTGTGCACTACAAGGCGCAGTTGCGAGAGCACTAGATCTTGAAATGGGTTGGTACTCACACTCGGTTGGTAGTCTACATTTGTATGAACAACATTTTGATAACGTGAAAGATCTCACGTGGTCAATTGAACCAGTATCAAAACCGTATAAACCTTTATGGACTAGTAGCACAATAGAGAACATTAGCCGTGATGCTCGAAAGATCCTTAAAGGTGACTTACGTGTTGAGTCAACAGATTTTGAAGAATGGTTAACAGCGACAATTGATAGCGGGCAATGGTAATGCAAAACAGTGAAAACAAATCACCGTACAACCTAGCTGCTGCGTCGTATTTTAACAACGGTTGGCTCGGTGTTTTACCATTACCAATAAACGAGAAATGGCCACCACCATCAGGTTACACGGGCAAAGATGCACCAGATCCGAGCGCTGAACAAATCTATGAATGGATCCTAAACGCTAAAGGAAACATTTGTTTACGCTTACCGAAAAACGTGATCGGTTTAGACGTTGACGCGTACAAGGACAAAACAGGTGGACAGACGCTAATGCAACTCGAGCAAGACTTTGGGATCTTACCAGAAACTTGGCGTGTCACGTCACGAAACGATGGCACGAGCGGGATTAGGTTATTTAAGATCCCAGAGAATCTAGCGTGGCCGAGTATCGCTGGCCCTGGAATTGAAATCATTCGAAACGAGCATCGCTACGCCGTTGTTTGGCCAAGTATACATCCAGAGGGTGGAACTTATAGATGGATCAACCCTGCAGGAACCGATGTCATTGGCGCAGGGCCGAACACAAGTGAACTACCTGAGCTGCCACAAACATGGATCATTGCACTCACACAAGGTAAATTCGAAACTAGTAGCATTAAGAAACAGTTAACACCGATGCAAACAAACACGATGCTTGAAGCAATAAAAACCAATGGTCAACCATGTGAACGAGTAACAAACGAGGTGCACAATTTGCATCGCGTGTTATCAGGTAGTGAAGGATCACGACACGATGCAACACTACCGATCGTTATGCGACTTGTTTCACTTGGCGCCAGAGGACACCACGGTGTATCAAACGCGCTCGATGTTGGTGAACAAGTATTCACCACCATGTTAAGCTCAGAACGTGGCTCACATTATGTTGCAGCAAACGAGTGGCGAAACATGGTCACAGGTGCGCTAGCGAAAATAAGTGACTATCGAAACGAAACATGTCGCGGCAGTGATTGCGCCAAGCCACAGCAAGCACCATTAAACCAGTTCACGCCAGTGATTGATCTACCTTTGTACGATGAAGAAACCGGTGAAATCATTGACGAGCCAATGGCACAAATAAGTCGACGCGACTTGTTACTAGCAACCGAGATCGAAACACAAGCAGTGCGCCGAGAAGCAAAAAAATTACTCGATGATGAACAAATCCTTAAAACGTTTCGCGCACCAGAGATCCTAGGTAACCTATCGATCGAACTACAGCAACCAGATGAACAAGAATCTTACTTGATCAATGAACTATTCCCGACAGGTGCAAACGTTGTCCTAACCGCTGCGTTCAAATCAGGTAAAACAACGATGATGAACCAGTTCGTGAAATCACTAATCGATGATGAACCATTTCTAGGTCGCTACGGCGTACAACCACACGATGGCAACATTGTTATCTTTAACTACGAGGTTGACAAACGGCAATACAGACAATGGATGCGAGAAGTCGGAATCAGAAACCAATCAAAAGTGTATCTAGTGCACTTGCGTGGACTACGAATGCCACTCACGACAAAACACATTGAAGACAAGGTCGTTGAAATTCTTGGCAACCTAAACGCACAAACATGGGTCATTGACCCGTACGCGAGAGCGTTCACTGGTTCAGGTGAAGAAAACAGCAACTCGGATGTTGGCGTATTCCTTGACACGCTCGACATTATCAAAGACCGAGCCGGTGTCCAAAACTTGATCATGCCAGCTCACACAGGAAGAGCCCAGGAACAAGGCATCGACCGAGCTCGTGGAGCAACCAGGTTAGACGACTGGGCGGATGTTCGCTGGTTACTAAACAAAAACGAGTCAGGTGAACGATTCTTTAGCGCCACAGGTCGAGACGTGGAAGTCGCCGAGCAGCTCTTAACATGGTCAGAAGCGGACAGGTCACTACGAATCGAAAGATCCATTGGCAAACACGACCGAACCAAAGAACGCGTCATGGAGGCTCTCATTGACTATGTCAAAGCGAATCAAGGATGCATGACTAAAGACATTGACACAAATGTTAAAGGACACTCAAGTGATCTTAGAAAAGCAAAAGAAGACGCCATTGGGCAAGGCCTGATCCGTGTCGAAAGCGATGGAACGAGCAAAAAATGGTTCACAACCTCGGTACAGAAATGGCAAGCCAATGCGCTATTTGCTTAACCAAAACGATTGCCGACCATTGCCGACCAATAGCCGACCAAAACTTTTGGTCATTAATTGGCCCCCCTATATAGGGGGCAATGAATGACAAGCAATAAACGAAAAGAACAACCACCAACATGCAACAAATGCAAGAGTGCGATCTGGAAAATCCAGGTAAGCGGCGTGGAACGAAAACTGTCCACCGTGAACCTAGATCTAGCCGGTGAACTACGAGCGAAACTAGCACAACAGCAAACGTTCAAAATCAAAAAAGTAAACGGTAAACTAGAAGCCCAGTATCGAGACTTATACAACATTCGAGGAGGAAGAAAACCAGGCGACATCATTGTCACCACCCACGAGTGCGGTCAAGACCATGCAATGACCCATCCTGACTATGGAACAAAAATCACTTACCAAATACCAGAGGAGCCACAATTCTAATGAGATGCGCAACATGTCACAAACCCGTGAAAAAAGAAACAACAACCATCATTTGTCCACGATGCGAAAATAGATTAAAACAAAATCTACAAGACTTGATTCAATTACACAAAGAAGCACACTACTGTTTGCAACCACAAAAAGGATCCAGCGGATCAAACAGTGGAGAACCAACAAGCGGTGTTAATTTACACGCTCTAGACTTTGTGGCAGGTAACAGGATCTTCAACATTCTCCACGAATGGGAAAAACTCATTCGCCATGAACGCAAACTAACACTACCAGCATTCTTGCCAAAATACGCTAGCATTGAAGACGAGATCAAGGCAACGGTTTACTTTCACGTGACACACTTAGATTGGTCAATACAACAAGAATGGGTTAATGATTACATGCTAGAAATCAATGAGCTGCATTCATTTGGTATGACCGCAGCTAGGCGCTTTCTTGATCCAGTGAAACGAATACCGTGCCCAACTGATGTTGATGATAAACTTTGCAATGGTTTTATCGCTGTTAAAGGCAATGATGTTCTTGAAACTGTTTTGTGTAATCGTTGTGGAACAACTTGGACAGCTGCGCGATTGATAGCTGTTGCAATGTCTGACCCGCGGTTAGAGATCTGGCTTGACGCTGAAGCGATTAGTCATTGGGTTGGTCTTGGTGAGCGTCAAGTGTTGCGTATTGTTGCAAAGAATGATGTACCGAAAAAAGGTGCATTGATCGAGTTACAATCATTCATGAGAGTACGAGATAAGTAGGCAAAAAAATGACAGTCGCGTGTGATAGAATCGAACTATCGTTTTAGCCTGCCCAAATTAGTGGAGCATCATGGCTAGCATTCAAGTTGTTGAGTCCGATTCAATTGAAGACATTGATGAGGCTCTTACACATGTTTGTGTTGCATTAAAGTCATGTGTGAATCGTGATCTGTTCTTATCGATTGCTGATGATCTTCTCGATGAACGGTTAAACAAGTCATGCGCATCATAGTTAGCATTGAAGATCTAATGATTGAGGTTGATGATGAGCAACCACATCCAACTCTTGAAGGTATTGAATCAGTGTTAAAGCGTGTAGTTGATGCAGCTATGGATTTGTATGACAACACACATGAATCAATTGCGTTTGTATCCGATACGAATGATGATGAAGTAGATGAGTAGTCATCATGAGTTTGTATCCTTGTTTGTCGTGTGGCGTGCCATCATCAGGTTCTCGCTGCGCTAACTGTCAACCTAAAGATCTTCGTGGTTCACGATCAGAGCGTGGCTATGATTCTGCTTGGCGACGGTTAAGACTTAAGATCTTAGATCGCGATAATTGGATTTGTTATCTATGTAACAAGGCGCTGATTGGATCCGATGCCACTGTTGACCACATCATAGCGAAGTCTGTTGCTCCAGATCGTAGATTGGATCCAACTAACCTCGCAGCGTGTTGCCGTGTATGCAATTCGCGCAAACATAACAAATAAAACACATTTCCGTTTTTTCTATTTCAATCACCGACACCCGAGTCCCAAGCCGGGACACACACGCTCACAATTTTCAGTTTCCAAAAACTAAGGGGTTTTTGATTATGGCTCGTCAGCCTCGCCCAGCGGAACTCAAACGCGCGACAGGTCGGTCACCTGGTCGGGACTCTGGTGGAAGAAAACTTCCTGAGCTTGCTCAGGTTACACCGTTGCCGATGGCGACAAAGATTCCGGATGCACCAATTGATCTTGGTGTTGAAGGTAAAAAGGTTTGGCAGGGTTGTTGGTCGCTTGCGATCACATGGCTTTCACCTGATTCAGATCTTGAAGCGATTACAAACGCAGCTCGGTTAGCGGATGATCTTGCTGCGGCTCGTAATAAGTTTCACGCGACTCTCGATAATGCCGATGGTCGTTTGCTTTCTATTTTGTCCAAGTCCTTTGCCGATGCTCTCGCGAGTCTCGGCTTGGATCCTGTTTCGCGATCTCGCCTAGGGGTAGCCGAAGTGAAACGAGTGAGTGCTCTTGACCAACTTATCCAACAGCGCCAAGCCAAAGGCAAGTAAGAACGATCCTCGATGGTTGACTAATGTTCCGGCTGTAGATCTTAAACGCAGTCGCGGTGATGATGTGGTTGCTTTCGCCGAGGCGCTTTGTAAAATCACAAAGGATTCGATCGCGGGTAGTTCTGGCGAGCCAATGATTTTTAGACCGTGGCAGAAAGATCTTACAAAAAGATTGTTCGCGGTTAAAGCTGATGGGACTCTTCGTCATCGCACAGCGTTGATTGGTCTTCCTCGTAAGAACGGCAAGTCTGCTTGGCTTTCAGCGATCGCTCTTGAGCACATTGTTTTTGGTCCATCCGGTGGTGAGATTTATTCTTGCGCAGCTGATCGTGCGCAGGCTAAAATCGTTTTTGACACGGTTAAAGAGATGATCCGGTTGCAACCTGATCTTTCAGATTTTTTGCAAGTGTATCGCGACACGGTTTACAACCCAAAAACTGGTACAACGTATCGTGCGCTTTCAGCTGAAGCGTTTACTAAAGAAGGTTTGTCGCCAACCCTTGTTGCGTTTGACGAGGTTCATGCTCAGCCTTCTCGTGAGCTTTGGGATGTTATGCAGCTTGCGGCTGGTGCTCGTAAGGAACCAATGATGATTGGTATCACTACAGCTGGTGTGCGCATGGATTCATCTGGTCAAGAGTCTTTGTGTTTTGGTTTGTACGAGTATGGCAAACGTGTTGCATCCGGTGAGATCAATGATCCATCGTTTTTCATGTCGTGGTGGGAAGCACCTGAGGATTCTGATCATCGTGATGTTGCAACATGGAAAGCTGCGAACCCTGGTTTTGATGACATTGTTTCAAAGGAAGATTTTGAAGCGGTTATCCAGCGAACGCCCGAGGTTGAGTTTAGAACTAAGCGCTGTAATCAATGGGTTGCAACATCTGATACTTGGCTTCCAGCTGGTTCATGGGATTCTGTCGTTGATAAAGCAAAGATCATTGAACCTGGTTCGGACATTGTGCTTGCGTTTGATGGCTCCTTTAACGGTGACTGCACCGCGATTGTTGCTGCAACAACCGATGAGAATCCTCATCTTTTTGTTTGGGATTGCTGGGAGAAACCACATAACGCTGACGCTGATTGGCAAGTTCCGATTATGGATGTTGAGCAGTCGATTCGTAATGCTTGTGAAATGTTTAACGTTCGTGAGATTGCTTGTGACCCGTATCGTTGGGCGAGAACGTTTCAAGTTCTTGAGGATGAAGGTTTGCCGATTGTTTTGTTCCCACAGTCTGCTTCGCGTATGACGCCAGCGACTCAAAGGTTTTTTGAATCGGTAATGAATGATTCAATGACGCATGACGGTGATTCTCGTTTGTCTCGTCACATTGCTAACGCGACTTTGAAACAGGATGCACGTGGTTACAGATTGGCAAAGGAATCAAGGTATTCAAGTAGACGAATCGATCTAGCTGTTGCTGCGGTTATGGCGGTTGAACGTGCTGCGTTTTATTCGCTGCAAGGTGCAGTTACTAGAATGATTTCTGATCCTTGGAGCATGGATTTAGGGGAGACAAATGCGTAAGTTTTTTGATCGTGCAATCGTTACTGCGATTGTCGAAATTGCAGGGGCGTTTTCAATCATCGTTGGTGTTGGCAGATTATTCGGTTTGTCGGTGTCTCTTATTTTGGGCGGAGTCTTTGCAATGATTTTTGCTTTCTTGGCGGATAGGTCATGAGTATTCTGCGCCGCGGTGTTGGCGATGTTTCAGGGCGTTACCCGCAATTCAATAACTATGTTGCACCGCTTTCACAGTTGTATGGTCAAACCACGATCACGTCTTCAGCTGGTGAACGCATCGATGAGTGGACTGCACTTGGTGTTTCATCCGTGCTTTCCGCTGTTTCTTTGCTAGCTGATTCTGTTGCATCGCTTCCGCTTCGTGGTTACGAGATTGATCCAGCTGGTAATCGCAAGTCTGTTCCTGTTCCGCAGCTTATTGCTGATCCTGATCCTGCATCTGGTACTAATTCGTTTGAGTTTGTTCACACGGTTATGGCTTCACTAGTGTTGCACGGTAACGCGTACATTCACATTGATCGTGACAAGTCTGGTACACCGATTGGTTTAGTTCCTTTGCATCCGTATCAGATGCAAGTGCTTCCAACAGGTGATCAGATTTCGCGTCGCTATTTGCATCTCGGTAATGAGATGGATGCTGAAAATGTTTTACACATTCGCACGTTCACTCCACCGCAATCATTGGTTGGTGTTTCGCCTTTGATCCAGTCACGCAACCTTGTCGGGTTATCGCTTGCAATGGATCGCCATTTGTCACAGTTTTACGGTGAGGGTGCAACGCCTTCAGGTGTTTTGGAAACCGATGGCAAGTTGACATTGGATCAGGCTCGTGTTATTCAAGGAACATGGGAATCAACTCATCGTCGTCATCGTCGCCCAGCTGTGATGAGTGATGGTCTAAAGTTCAAACCAATTACAACATCAGCTGCTGATGCGCAAATGATTGAATCACGTGAACAGTTGATTCGTGACATTGCACGAATTTATCGAATTCCTTCACACTTAATTGGTGCGATTGGTGATAACCAGACTTACCAAAATGTTGAACAAGCATCATTGAATTTCTTGATCTTCACGATCACGCCTTGGCTTCGTCGTCTTGAGATTGCATTCTCAAAGATACTTGCACCAAATGTTGATGTTGTTTTTGACACCTCTGTCTTGTTACGCACCGATGCTTTAACTCGTGCTCGTGTAAGTCAAATGCAAATTGCAATGGGCGCACTCACACCAAATGAGGCTCGTCAAACAGAAGGCTATGAACCCTATGTTGGCGGTGACGATTTCCATCAAGCATTACCTGGTCAAACAACAACTGATTCACCAGCAACTGGCACTGATACTGATAAATCTGTTCCAGTCATGGGAGTGCTTAGTTAATGTCTCAAACTTTTCGTGTACCAAAAATTGTTCAAACAGAACGAGGCATTGATGTTGACTCGATAGAGTTAGTTGATGTTGTAGCAATAAGCAAAGCAACAGGGGTTGAAGGCCGAGCATGGGCTTCAAAGATTCTCGACAAGTTATCTGCCCGCGTGGCTTTATTGGAAGGCGAAAGCATGGAATCTCTCGACATGGAAGAAACCGAAACAGTTTCGGACTTGCCCGAGGAATTAACAGAACTTCTTGGAACTGCTGTTCAATTTTATTTCCGTGCGCATGGCGCACATTGGAATGTTAAAGGTGCAGACTTTAGTGAGTACCATAAATTGTTTCAAAAGATTTATGAAACAGCTTATGAACTCGTTGATCCTATTGCAGAGAACTTGCGCAAGATCGGTGTTGTTGCACCTTCAACTTTGGCCGAGTTTGCTGCGCTTGGTTACTTACAGGATTCAAAGCCTGGTCAAGACCCAATGGAACTTGCTAGAGATCTTTTAGATGCAAATAATGTTTTCTTGGATCAACTAGCTGACGTGTTTGATTGTGCAACAAGTTACAATCAACAAGGCATTGCAAACTTTATTGCTGGCGCAATTGATAATCAACAGTTTTACAAATGGCAGTTAACCGCTTCGCTTGGTGAAGAAGTTAATGAACCTTCACCTGATCCAGTTGATGCTCAAGGCATTGACGAGGATGATGATGCTGAACCGGTAATGCAAATGAACTCTGCAGATCTTGATTTTGAACCTGTTGAAACAATTGAACCACGCGATGAGGATGTTGAAATGGAATCACGTAAATCAAAAATGGCTTTAGCTGAACGAGTAACAATGGACTGTGAGGTTCGTTCACTTTCTACCGATTCGACTTCTCTGCGAATTGGTGGTTATGCTGCACAGTTTAACAAGGAAGCAACAGGTTTATCGTTTCGTGAAGTGATTGCGCCAGGCGCTTTCACTCGCACACTTGATTCAGATGAACCAGTGTTCCTGCTTGTTAATCATGACACGGATAGTTTGCCTCTTGCTTCAACACAATCAGGCACAATGTCATTGCGTCAAGATAAAACAGGTTTATGGATGGAAGCAGATCTAGATCCAAATAATCCTCGCGCACAGGAACTTGCCTCAGCTGTTTCACGTGGTGATGTTTCTAAAATGTCTTTCGCTTTCACTGTTGCGCCTGATGGTGACACTCGCAATGATGGTCTTCGTACTTTGCAAGATCTAAACTTGTTCGAAGTTTCTGTTGTTACTTGGCCAGCTTATGATGCAACAACTATTGGAATGCGCACCGCTTCAGCTGAAGACGCTGAACAGGAAGCACTCGAGTTACGTAAACGAATGCTTGAGTTAAAACAAAAGTTTAGCAATTCAAAGAATCGCTAACACATAGATTTCCCCCGGCACTTTGGTCCCGGCGGATTGCAACACAACAAACAACTATTCTCAAAAGGAGAAACGCAAATGTCATTACTTGACAATCTACGCGAAGCGCGCAGCACCGCTGCAGCTGACGCGGAGGCGTTGCTTGCTGGCGAAGCGTCCACCGAAACATTGGACGCCGTCGAAGCACGTCAGGCAGAGATCAAAGATCTTGATGCCAAAATTGAAAGCGCTGAAGCGCTTGAAGCTCGCACCGCTTCTATTAAAGAAGCACGCGCAGCTGAAGGTGTTAAGGCTTTTGGTTCTGCTGTTGTAACTCGCGAAGCCATGACGTACGATAAGGGTTCAGATAACTCTTTCGTTCGCGACATGATCAATGCACAGCTTCGCAATGATTCAACTTCATGGGAACGCTTGCATCGTCATCAGCAAGAAGTTGCTGTTGAAACACGCGACATTAACCGTACGGATACAAGCGGTGGCGATTTTGTTCCGCCTTTGTACCTAATCAATGAGTACGCGGAATTTGCTCGTGCTGCTCGTGTAACCGCTGATCTTGTAACAAAGATGGCGCTACCTGCTGGAACTGATTCAATCAACATTCCTGCGATCACAACCGGTACACGTGTTGGTTTCCAGTCAGCTGATAACTCAAGCACAATGGCGCCAACAACACCACGCGATTTGGTTACTTCAACCATCACCGCACCTGTTCAGACGATCAGTGGTTACGAGAACGTTTCGATCCAGCTTGTTGAACAGTCACCAATTGCTGGCGGTCTTGATCGTCTTGTATTTGGTGATCTTATGGCTGATTACGCGTTGCAGCTAAACACCGCTGTTGTTGGTACCGGTGACGGAACTTCTGGCACGCTTAAAGGTTTTGTTACCTCAGCTGCTGCGGGTCTTCCTGTTACTTGGACTGAAGCAACTCCATCTGCACCGAACGGCCTTGCCGCGATCACGAAAGCAATTTCGCAGGTTGTCACAAACCGTTACAAAGCTGTTGAAGCAATTGTTATGCATCCGAGCACTTGGTATTGGTTCGCTTCACAAGTTGATGGTTCAAGCCGTCCACTAATTGTTCCTACCGCTAATGGTCCATTCAATGCTTCAGGTATTACTACAAGCCCTGGTGCACCTGCTGGTCTTGTTGGTTCAATTTACGGTGTTCCTGTTTACGTTGATGCAACTATGACCAAGACTTACGGCGCTGGAACAAACCAGTCACCGATTCTTCTTGGCAAGTTCTCTGATTCTTACTTGTTCGAATCAGGTGTTAAGACTCGCGTACTTCCAGATGTTCTGTCAGCGAACCTAACCGTTCGTTTCCAGGTTTACGGTTACGCTGCTCTTGCACATCGCTTTGCAAAGAACGCTGCCTTGATCTCTGGCACTGGCACCGTCGCTCCATCAGGTTACTAAACCAAATCATTGTGATGACTCTCACCGGTCAACTTTATCCGGTGAGAGTCATCACACTTTTAAGATCTTAAAGGGGAAAATAAAAATGTCAAAAATGAAATCTTTACTTCTCGATGCTATGATTGCGATTGAGAAAGTGCTTGAAGCTGGCGGCACAATTGAACAAGTTTTAGAAATGCATGAAGCTGTTTCAGACATTCGTGTGAATGAACGTGAAACTCGATTATCTCGTCGATAAAATTATTCAAAACTGTAGTTCATAAAATCTAATCTCTCGGGGGCAATGAACACCCCTGCCATTGTCCCCGAGTCTTTTTAAGGAGTGTTGATGTCGACCAATTACCCTGGCGCATTGGATTCATTCGTGAACCCAACTGCAACTGACACGCTTGACAGCGCAACTGTTCCACATGCTGCCCAGCATGACAACATCAATGATGCAATGTCGGCTGTTCAGGTCACGCTTGGTGTGAATCCGCAGGGCGGTTCGGCGACTGTTGTTGCTCGATTGACTGCTCTTGATTCAACTGTTGCTGGCAAGGCTGCTACTAATCAAACAATGTATGTCGGCACGACTGCTCTAGCAATCAACCGTTCGTCAGCTTCTCAGACTTTGACTGGCGTGAGCATCGATGGCAATGCTGCGACTGTCACCAATGGTGTTACAACTGCAACAACATCGCTTCCGAATGTGACTTCAGTTAACAGCACAACAATTCCAGCATCAGCAACTTTGGTCACAACTGCAACAACTTCACTTCCTAATGTGACATCGGTCAACAGCACAACAATTCCAGCATCAGCAACTTTGTTGACTTCGGCCAGCACAAGTTCGGCATTGACTTCTTTTGGTTCGAATCCTGCATTGTCTGGCACGCCTACTGCGCCGACTGCTTCAGTTGATACAAACACAACTCAGGTTGCTTCAACCGCGTTTGTTCTTGGTCAGGCTGCCTCGGCAACACCGGCTAACAATGGAACTGCTGCGGTTGGAACTTCGACCAGGTACGCTCGCGCGGATCATGTGCATAACAGTGATGCGACTAAAGCCAATTTGTCGGGTGCAACTTTCACTGGTGCGGTTGCGGTTAGTTCAGGCAACTTGTCGCAGACTGGTTCTGGTCAGGTTCTTGTTCAATCAACTTCGACTTCAGCTGTGCCGATGGTTGTGAAGCCTGCTGGTTCGTTGACCATTACTGGTTTGACTGCAACTCACACTGGCGGTGCTGGTGTTACCTTTGACACTGTTAGCGGTTTCAGTTCGACTGTCGGTTTGGTTGCTGGTCAGTCTGTTGTGTTGTCTGGGTTCTCGGATTCAAACTTCAACGGAACGACAACAATCACTGTGGTTTCTGCAACAACTATCCGAGTCACTTCTTTGCAGGGTACGAATGGCACTGGCACTGGTGGTCAGATTGTTGTGACTGCTACTCAGCAGAACTTGCAAGAATGGCAATACAACGGTGGAACTGCGGTTGCTTCGGTTGGTGCTTCGGGCATTGTTACTGCTGCAAGTTTTTCAGGCAGTGGCGCATCTTTAACTTCTTTGCCTGGTGCCAACTTGACCGACAACAGTGTGACTGCGGCAAAACTTGCAACCAACGCACTTGCACCTTCGTTGTGGTATTCACCCAGTAACAATGTCAGTGTAAACAGTGGAAGCAATTTATCAGCTTTAACTGGTTATGATCCGTTTGGATTATCAAATGGAGTAACAGTTGGCAACAGCAAAACCTATTATGTTGATTACTTACTTAGTGGCACTATCAGCAACACAACAGCAGCGAGTGCTAGTTTGCGTTTGACTATTGCTGGCGATGCAGTATCAAACTTTAATTTTATTACGCATCAAGCAGGTTTCATTGGATCATCAAGCAGCGGTAACTGGTTAAGCACTAACGATTTCGGAGCATTCATAAATGGCACAACCGCTAACTGGCAAATTGGCGGAACTATTGCTGGCTCAGCCACTGCCCAGGTATTCCAACTAAGAATCTCGGGTATTTTGCGTACAGCTGCAAGTGGTTTATACTTCCAACCGAAATTGAGTCTTAGTGCGGTCAATGGTACAACCATGACAATCAACCGAGAGTCTTATGGTTCTTTAGTTGAGTTAGGTTCATCAAGCACAACATCACTAGGAACTTGGGGCTAATGTCGGTTTGTCGTTCGGGTTGCCCGACTCAAGATCATGAGTCTTATGGCGATTGCCTACAGTCAGCCAACATAGCAATAGATAAAACATCTCTAAGGAGTTAAACATGGCATGTCGAACAGGTTGTCCAACACAAGACCATGCGTCTTGGGGTGATTGCTTACGTGCATCTAACCTACAACTCAATGCAGGTGATGCTGCCGCTAACAAAGTGATGCCAGCAAAGAAGTGGAACGGCGAACTTGATGCTTATTCTTCTGCTAGAGCGCAAGGTATCCAACCTGCTGGTACTCAACGTCATCAGATCGAAGCAGCTTTGAAAGCTAGTGAAACTATTGGTCGGGCATACGATGCAGGGACTATGCCACCGGCACAAAAACTTACTAAGGCACACGGCCAAGTAATGACGGAAGTAGGTATCTAATGGCGGTCAAGAAAATGACACCAGCCCAGATGAAAGCTGATAAGAAGCAGGATGTGAAAACCACTAAAGGTTTGTCCCCTGCACAGAAAGCTAAGTTTGCTAAAGCAGATAAGGCTATGGATGTTAAGGGTCTTACTCGGAAGCAGGACACGAAGGCTGACAAGAAACTGGTTGCAAAGATTAAAAAGGGTCGCTAGTTATGGCTACTGCTAAAGATCCTCGTCTGGCTCGTGCCGGTGTATCTGGTTACAACAAACCAAAGCGTACTCCTAATCATCCAACTAAGTCGCATGTTGTTGTGGCTAAAGAGGGTGACAAGGTTAAGACTATTCATTTTGGTCAACAGGGTGTTCAGGGTTCCCCTGATGGTTCTAAACGTAATGAAGCGTTCAAGGCTCGTCATGCTGCGAACATTGCCAAGGGCAAAATGTCTGCGGCTTATTGGGCAAATAAGGTGAAATGGTAATGGCTAAAGGTATGGGCTTCAAGGCCGCACAAAAATCAATCGCTAAGAAGCAGGGTATTCCTATGAAGAACGCTGGAGCAATTCTTGCTGCTGGTGCTCGCAAGGCTAGTCCTGCTGCTGTTAAAGCGAATCCGAATCTCAAAAAAGTATCTGGCGTTAAAGCCAAGAAAGGTAAGTAACTATGTGTGTTGAATGTGGATGTAACAAGATCCGTATTGGTTCAACCAATAACGATAACAAGACTGGCAAGCCAGACCTACCCGGTGGTGGCTACTCAGGTGTTGGTGGACGACCAATGCCAAAAGGTAAGTAACAAAACTTCTATTTAAGGTGGGTACATTATGGCGTACATTCCAGGTAAAACACTTCAGTATCACATGAACCGTTTAGCAGGAACGTTAAACAGTTACGATGTACCCACTTTAGATGCACAGGGTGCCGCTAACGTTTATGCAGGCACTACAGGCTTAGCTATTGTTGGTGCATTAAATACTAAAGCTGGTTTTACAAACCGCACACAATACCTTGAACTCCAAGGTGTATTAAATTATCTCGCCGGCACTTCAGGACTTGGCGAGAATGAAGCATCAGCGAGGATTGCATGACAACTTTTGCACAATTAACTGACGAAGTTATTATCAACCTCGCAGGTTATACACAACGCCAAGATCAGGCAACGTACCTGCTCAATGCTGTAACCGATACCCCTGCATCAGGTAGTTACTCCACTGCGGATCCTTACTACCAGATCAAAGTTCAAGATGGTACAACATTGTCTCGCGGTATGGTCGAGATTGATGATGAACTTATTTGGATTGACAACTTTGATCAAACCAACAACATTGGCTATGTTTCACCTAATGGTCGTGGCTATCGTGGCACCACTGTAGCGTTACATTCTGTTGGCGCTAGGGTAACTATTAATCCTTCGTTCCCTCGTGGTGTTGTAGAGAAAAACATTAACAGTGCCATCAATGCTGTGTACCCTGATTTGTTTGGTGTTTACTACACCACGTTCCCGTTTGTGGCAGCTCGTAACACTTATCCACTTCCTGCGGAAGCATTGAATGTGTTGGCTGTTTCTTGGCAAACCATTGGTCCTTCTAAGGAATGGTTGCCAATCCGTAAATGGCGTATAGATAAGACTGCAAACATTGCTGCGTTTAGCACTTCCAAGTCTGTGTCGATCTATGATGGCATTGTTCCTGGTCGTACTGTGCAAGTTGTTTACACTAAGAAGCCTACGGAATTATTGTTACCGTCTGATGATTTTACTGATTCTGGTTTGTCTGATTCGGAACGTGAAGTCATTATTCTTGGTGCTGCTTGGCGTACTGCCGCATACTTGGATGCTCCTCGTGTTACTGCTATGTCTGTGGAAGCTGATGCGCTTGACCAGTCTAACCCTTCGGGTGCTGGTACTCAAGTTTCTCGTTATTTGTTTGCTCAGTACCAGAACCGTTTACAGACTGCTATTCGCCGTCAAGAAGAACTTTACCCATCTCGCGTTCACTACACCCGATAAGGAACTATTATGGCCGTTGCTCGTTACTATGCTTCTAATGCTGTTGATACTACTCTTAGTGCTGGTATTAGTTCAGCAGATTTAACTATGACTGTTGGATCTGTTTCAGGTTTTCCTGGTTCGTATCCTTACACTTTAGCTATTGACTATGACACTTCTAGTGAGGAATTGGTTGATGTTACTTATGCTTCGGGTACTACATTAACTATTACTCGTGCGGTTGATAGTACTACTGCTGTTTCTCATGCTAGTGCTGCTCCTGTTAAACATGTTATTTCTGGTCGTGATTTGCGTGAAACGCAGGAACATTACAATGCTACTGGTCGTTACAGTGTCACTAATGGTACTACTACTGAGTATTTTAATTTGCATGGCATTGGTCTTAATGAGGGTAATGTTGTTGGCACAGACAAGACACAGACTTTAACTGCTAAGACTTTAACTAGCCCAACGATCAATGGTGCAACTCTAGGCGGTACCACAACTAATAGTGGAACCATTACTGGTGGAACTATTGTTGCTAGCTCTGTTTCTGCTTCTGGTCTTACCGGTTCAACATTAGCATCAGGTGTTACTGCTTCTTCATTAACTTCATTTGGTTCTGGCGCAACCATCAATAGTGCAACGCTAGATGCTGCTTCGACTATTGGTGGTGTGTCTGGTACAACTATTGCTGCTGACCATGCCGCTTGGTCAACTTACACTCCGACACTTGGCGGAACTGGATGGTCATGGTCGGGTACTGCAACTGGTCGTTACAAACAAATTGGCAAAACTGTTTTCTTTAATTTGAATTATTTAAGTTCTGCAACATTGACTGCTGGCACAGGAGCATTAACTTTCACATTGCCAGTAACACCTTTGAGTGGTGGAACTGGTGGTTTGGTTAATGGAACTATCACGGTTGGAATTAATACTAGTTACAACATTCAAGCTTCTATAGTTCCAAACTCAACAACATTAAGTGTTTATACTCCAGGGGCTAACACTACTGCTAATCAGGGTTTACTTTTGCAGGCTCTAACCTCTAGTTTAACTTTCTTAAACAGCGGAAGTTCAGGCAACCGTTCACTTTTACTTAGTGGATTTTACGAGGTAGCGTAATGGCAACGGAATCAATTACAGATGGTGTGATTGATCCGATTGGTTTACCCGCATCGGTCAACGCATCCTACAGAAACAGTAAACAAGTTTACGATGTGGCAATCGGTGGAGAACCATACTTCATTGCAGCTTCAAACAAATACCCTTACCGCAGGATCACTGCACCATACAAACGTGAACAGATCGACTTAACACAGTCACCTGGTGAGCAGACTTTGCAGGGCTGGTGGCTTCGTTCGCAAAACAGTTTTCATCTTGGTGCAGGTATAAAATTTGAGGAACCCTTGCAGGGTCAGGATGTTATTTATCGTTTTAATAAGTCTGTTGGTTTGGATCCTTGGACTCCAGGTCAAGTATCTTTACTCCCTGATGTAACTAACATTGCTGCTGTTTCGGGTAATGCCCTTATGGTTGGCGGTATTGATGCCAATAATGTTGATGTTGTTGTTTATTCTGATGGTTCTAGTTTGTATCGAGTTACTTCTGCCGGTACTAAGACTACGCTGACTTGGGGTGGTTCTGGCACTATTCTTGCTTTAGCTACCGATGGTGTTAACTATTATGTTGCTAATGCCACAGGCATTTACAAGGGTCCGTTAACGGGCGCATCTAATGGTGCATCTATCTTCACTCACCCAACATCTGTTGGCACTGTAACTAGTGTTGCAATGGCTTGGGTGAAGCAACGTCTTATTGCTGGCGTTAACAATTATGTTTTCCAAATTGTTCCTATAGTAACGCACACTATTACTGCTACCGAAATTGTTAACAATGTGGCTACTGCCACCATCACTCCAGCAAATAACTTCCGTGTTGGTGATCCGATAACTGTTTCAGGTGTTGGGACAACTGCAGCAGCATACAACGGTACTTGGGTAGTTTCCGCTGTGCCTACTGCAAATAGTGTTTCTTGGTCACATGCCCACGCAGACCAAGATTACAACACAAATACTGGTTCACTTGTTTTAACAAATAACAACAGTAACCCTATCTATGTTGATCCAACTACAACATGGAAATTTACTAGCATTACCGAAGGCCCAACTGCTATCTACCTTTCAGGTTACAGCGGTATCACTTCAAACATTTTGAAACTAACACTAGATACCAGTGGTGCAGTACCAGCATTAACATCTGCTGATCCTGCCGCTGATTTCCCTAACGATGAACATGTGCTATCTATCGGTGTATACCTTGGTGCGTTCATGGTCATTGGAACTAACTACGGTATCCGTATAGGTAAAATTGATAGCAGTGTTTATGGTAAAGGTTACATAACTTATGGTCCATTGACTTACAAGAAACCTACACCGGATGACACTGTTCAAAACTTTGCTTTCGTTGACAGGTTTGCTTACGCAACAGTAACTAACGACATTGATAGCAAGAGTGGGCTACTGCGGATTGATTTGTCTGCACAAGTTTCTGATGGAAAGTTTGCTTGGACTTACGATCTTAACTCTACCGCTACCGGTAACTGTCAAGCTGTTGCATTGATTGGTGCAACAGGTCGTATGGCGTTCACAGTTAACGGTAATGCTTTGTATTTTCAACATGCCACTAACTTAGTGTCGTCAGGATACTTAGATACTGGTGCAGTACGTTACAACACTCTAGAGAACAAACACTTCAAACGAATCAATGTTCGCCTACTATCACCTGTTCAAGGTTCTGTTGGCATTGCTAGTATCCAAAAATCTGGCGCAGTAACAAACATTATCACTGTCACAAACGATGCTATGGCAGACCAAGACATTGGTACACAAATTTCTTCCGCAGGTTTAGACCAGTTAGCTTTCCGCTTTACCCTAAACCGAGCCAGTAGCGATGCCACCAAAGGTCCAACGTTCCAGGCATACCAGTTAAAATCTTTGATTGCTATGCCACGTTACCGTGTGCTTGAAATACCTGTAATGAATTATGACTTTGAAGCAGACCGTTACAACATTGCTACCGGTTACGAAGGTCGGGCTTGGGATCGACTACAAGCTTTGGAAGCCATTGAAGGTACAGGCGATACGATCACTTTCCAGGACTTCACTTCTGGTGAGCAGGTCCAGTGCCTTATTGAGCAGATCAGTTTTGAACGTATGAGTTCACCTGACCGCAGGTTCAAAGGTTATGGTGGTGTCGTTTATGTTCAGGTGAGAACAGTATGACACTTAAAGAGTTTAATCTTTTTATGCCTGAAATTATTTTCATTGCTGGGCTTGTAGCTGCCGCTTGGGGTTCTTGGCGCAAGATTGAAAAACATCAAATTGATACTAGCGTAAGGGCGATACGCATGGAAGATAGATTGGATCGAATCGAGAAACAGTTTGGCCCTAATGGTGGGGGTATTCGCCAGGCAGTGAATGAGATTGCTGCAAAGTTAGACAAGATGGAAGCACGTCAAATCACTATCGGTGACAAGGTTGTGAAACTTGAAGGCGAGTTTGAGCAACACATGAAGGAGAGCGAATGAAAAAGTTTTTGCATTGGTTAGCTACTAGCCCTTTGGCTGAAGCTGCCAAGATTGGTCTTGGTGCTGGTTGTGCTTGGTTGTTGAACAATGTTACGAGTTTGAATTTACAAGCCGAATACCAAGCCCTTGTTGTGGCTGTGGTAACTATCATTATTGATGCACTTAACCCTCACGATTCCCGTTTTGGAAAGAAGAAGACTAATGTATCCAGTTAAAAATCCTAGGGTTACTTGCGAGTATGGTGTTAAAGGTCCTCAGTGGATGAGTGGCTGGCATCAGGGTGTTGACTTTGGTGATCCTATTGGCACACCGGTGTATGCGGTTGCTGATGGTGTGGTTACTTCTGTTGGCGCTCAAGGCCCTGCCTTGGGGAAGTTCTCTCCAACAATTAAACACAAGTTCCGTATCAAGACTTACTATTGCACTTATGCCCATGTTAAGAAGTCTTATGTTAAAGCTGGTGACATTGTGAAGATGGGCCAGCACATTGCCGACATTGGCATTGAAGGTAATGCTCATACTGGTTCGCATCTGCATTTTGAAGCACAACCTACCCCGTTTTGGCAGGTTGGTAAAGGTGTTGACCCTAAGTGGATCTTCCGCTACAGAGGCAAGTAACACCCCCTAAATGGCTCTGTAAGCCACTGTAAGCGATTTTGACCCCGTTCTGGTACTTTTGTACTAGGCGGGGTCTTTCGCTATTTGTGGGGGCTTTTTACGCAGTTTACGGTGCCTTGAAAATTAAATAAAATTACCTATATATAAGCGACCCTCTGGGTCGCCTAACTACCCGCCCTAATAGGCGGGCTATTTTTTTTGCCGTTTTTCTTTCTTGTATCTTTTTTGTCGCTCGCTATAGCTCGCAGTATAATTTCCACCTTCAAGGAATGTCAAATCCACATCACGGCGTTACGATTTGCACTGTGCGTTCACTGTGTGTATAGTCCTAGTTATGGTAGATGCAAAAAAAATAACAATAGGACACAGATCCTTCTCATCATTCACATCCTGGGTTAAGTGCGGTAAAGCATGGCAACTTGAACGGGAACTACACGTACCCACCGGTGCCGCATGGTACTTCGTTGGTGGATCCGCTTTCCATTTAGCCGTAGAGAAACTTCTGAAAGGGGAAGTGGATGTCAAAGCAACTAACGATTGAACAACTCTGGGCTGAATGTTTCAACCAAGCAATCGGAGACCAGCAAGAACGACACGGCACAAACCCTGTTGATTGGAAAGCTGGTGGGCGCAAAACTAAAGAGTGGCCAGACAAAGAGAATGGTGACTGGTGGTCCGCTAAAGGACCAGAGATGCTACACAACTTTGTACAAACATGGGCTGCATCAGGATTCCAAGTATGGGTAACGCCCGAAGGTATCCCCGCTATTGAACTTGAACTCAATGTTGACTTCGGTGATGTACGCATCAAAGCGTTTGTCGATCTTGTAGCAGTAACACCTGACGGTGAACTTGTGGTCATTGACTGGAAGTCTGGTGCGAACATGCCATCCAACTCTATGCAGTTAGGTTTGTATGCTTCCGCTATCGGTAAACAGTTTGGGATAACCCCATCAGGGGGCTACTATTACAATGCTCGTGCAGCGATCTTTGAACCAGCTGAAGGTATTGACCGTTGGACTTATCCACTGTTCACGGAACTGTTCCGCCAGTTTGAGTTCTCTGTACAGAACCGAATCTTTTTACCCAACATCAGTATGATGTGCAAGTCTTGCCTGGTAGTAGATTACTGCCATGCGAATGGTGGCGAGTTCGCTCACCTTGTAGATCCACTCTATGCAATAGGAAACCAGAAAGAAGGAAAGGAATAGCATGTCTGAAAAGAATTATGTTATCAATGTTAAGACGAAAGCGGGAACTATTTTTACTGTTCGCGCCGATAGTGCCGCCGAACTGAACGCCAATGTGCAGGATGTTGTAAACAATGCAACAAACCAGTACGTTGTAGCGTTGGAACAGTTGCTTACAGACAATGTTGCACCTGCAACACCTGAAGTAGTGATCCAAGCTGCGTTCCCTAACTCGACAGTAGTAACTACACCAGTAACTACAAGCGCACCAGCACCAGTGATTACATCAACACCAGCAAACATTCCGGTATCAAATCCACAGCCAGCACCAGATGGTCAAACCACTGGCGCACCAGTCTGCCGTCACGGTGCAATGTCTTGGGTTGCCCCAGCGAACAAACCTTGGAAGGGTTGGTTCTGTCCACAGCCGAAGGAAGCTACCGACAAGTGTTCTCCACAGTTCGTTAAAGGATAACCAATGACGGTACGCAGAGGAACTAAAGTACACCCTGCGGTTTTCCCACTCATACTCAAGCTCAAGGATCAGATAGGTTTCACTTATGACGACCTATCTGACCTGCTTGATGTGACCCCTAGCAGGGTACAGCAAATTGTTTTACAGGAACGCAGGAAGGTAGGAACTTACTATGTTGACGATAGCCCAGGCAGCTACACGAAACAAAAACAACGCACAGTTACTACCTGACTTGTTCCCAGCCCTCGCCCAGAACGGTGTTCGTTTTCGGCGGGGGCAAGTAACAATGATTGCAGGGCAACCGAACAGTGGTAAATCGTTACTAGCATTGTTTTATGCAGTGAAGTCTGGTGTGCCAACACTTTACATCAGTGCAGATACGGATGCTTACACCACTGCTATTCGTGCGGCGGCTGTCATTACCGGTAGCCAAGTCAATACTGTCGAGGAAGCTTTTACGAGTGGTGCAGGGTACGAGTTTTATGAAGATGAACTCAAAACTTTGAAACATTTACGGTTTGACTTTGACCCTAGCCCAACGCTTGACGACATACAGTTGTCGATCCAAGCGTATGGTGAAGCGTTCGGGGAATACCCACAGTTGCTAATCATTGACAACTTGTTAAACATTGCAGCATTGCACGATAATGAGTGGACTGGTATGCGGGACATTGCTAAAGCAATGCACCACATTGCTAGAGAAACAGATGCCGCAGTGTTCATGTTGCATCACACTACTGAAGCTGAGGGTAGACCAGAACTACCACCTAGCCGTAAGTCTATTCAGGGTAAGATTAGCCAGCTTCCAGAAATGATCCTCACAGTAGCGATGGATCATGATACTTCCGAGTATCGTATTGCTTGTGTGAAGAATAGGTTTGCTAAGAATAGCGCCGCAGGCACAGATTACACAGTGTTGTTTGCGGATGCTTCCCGAATGACACTTTACAATGATCGTCAGAGTGTCCATGTGGCACAGTATTGGAGCCAAGTATCGTGAGTAATCCGAATAAACGTAAAGGTTCAGCATACGAATCAGCAATCCTGAAATGGTTACGCGACAAAGGACTACTCGCAGAGAAACTAGCACTCGCAGGAACCCATGACGAAGGTGACATAGTTTGTTTCGTAGCAGGTAAACCTTATGTTCTAGAACTAAAGAACAGGGCAAAGCTTGAACTACCACAATTCTGGAAAGAAGCCACACTAGAAGCAGCTAACTATGCCAAAGCAAGAAACCTTAAAGAAGTACCGCCAGCGTATGTGATCGTCAAACGCCGTAACGCTGGTATTGAACAATCCTGGGTAATACAAACCCTAGAACAATGGATAGGTGAACCTAATGAATGACCAAGAATGGAACGAGCGAGCTGATTGGGTACAGTACGGTATCAAAAAGGGTTGGGTAACAGATAGTATTTGTGCCACCCACGATGGTACCTATGAGTATCTAACCGAAGAAGAAAAGCAACAGTTTGATGAAGGCGGAGACCCATGCGATTTGGTTCTGAAGCTACTTTAATGACAGACAAGCCTGATCTTGCTTTAGTCCTAGACCATTATGGTGCGATAGTACCTACACGTTCAGGATACATTTCGATACGGTGTGTCTTGCACAACGATACACAAGCAAGTGCAACAGTAAACATAGATAAACAGCGCTACCATTGTTTCGTCTGCCAATTCGATGGCGATGTATACGATGTAGTAGCCAACAAAGAGGGATTAGGGTTCAAGGATGCTATCGCAAGAGCAGAAGCTATTACTAACGGAAACCGCACACAGGTACGCAGGACAAATGGATCGTCAAACGGCATCCTACCTGCTAGGGCGGGGAATAACAAAGGAAGCCGCCGCTACGTTCCACCTAGGAACCGTTAGTGACCCTGCACCAGGACACGAACACGCTGCTGGTTGCTTGTCTATCCCTTACCGCACCCCTACCGGTGTTGTTGGGATCAAGTTTCGTAAAGTTGATGGTGGCAGTCCTAAGTATTTGTGGCCGACTGGCCAAAAGATAGGCATGTTCAATGTTGTCGATCTTCATGATAGTTCGGATGTTATTGCTATTTGTGAGGGCGAACTTGACTGCCTTGTTATGTCTGCACTAGTTGGTGTACCTGCGGTGGGGATTGCTGGTGTTACCCAATGGAAGCCCTGGTTCCAAAAAATGTTTGAAGGCTTTGAACGTATTGTTGTCTTTGCAGATAACGACCTTAAGGAAGATGGCAGGAATCCAGGAATGGAACTTGCCAAACGAATCAAAGAAGATTTGGATAAAGCGGTTGTTGTTAGGTTACCAGAAAACAAGGATGTGAATCAGGTGTTTCAGGATGGTGGCGCAGATTGGTTACGAGAAAGAGCATTGGCATGAGCAGTAAAGACATTTTAGGCGGCATACTATTTGTTGTTGCTGGAACATTCACAGTAATGATCTTAATGACCATTGGTTTCTTGTGGTGGGACCACTTCAAGCAAAGGAAAGATAAGTGACCATTATTGTAGCCATCGCAGATGGCAGCAAAGTTTACATGGGATCCGATAGTGGTTCCACAGACAAAGACTTTATTGCAGCTTCGCTGACCCCAAAAGTTAGGGTTAATAATGACTACATTATTGGTTACGCTGGCAGTCGTGGCACAGGGCAACTCCTGCACTATTTAGATTACCCTAAACCGCCTGTGGATAACCTTGAACAGTTCATGCGGTTCAACTTCATTCGGGTAGTCAAGCAAGCCTGCGATGAACTAGGCACCGACACCACAGACACGGACAAAGCTAGTGCAGACTTCTTAGTTGGTGTTAATGGCAGAGTGTTTGAGATTAGCACCCAGGATTGGTCTGTTGCTGAGTATGGTGAGATCGCTACGGGTTCAGGGTATCAGTATGCCTTGGGGTCTTTGTTTGTTACCCGTTCTTTGGCACCCCGTAAGAGGGTGCGGTTGGCTGTTGAATCGGCAATCCACTATTCGACTACTTGTTCAGGTCCGGCAGAAGTGAGTTGGGTATGATCAACAGTGGGTTATTTACTTCTAATGATGATACTTGGACAACGCCAAGAAATTTTTTTGACAAATATGATGCTATCTATAAGTTTGGTTTAGATGCCGCAGCTTTGAAAACATCTGCACTTTGTGCAAAATACTTTGGACCAGACCATGAAAACCCTGAATACAGGGATGCCCTTACCACTGATTGGGCTGAAGTTGCTGAAGGTTCGCCAGTGTGGTTGAACCCACCGTATGGCAGAAACATTAAGGGTTTCGTAGCAAAAGCTGACCTTGAGTCTAAACGGGGGGGGGTGACAGTGGTTTGCCTAGTTCCAGCAAGAACTGACACAGCATGGTTCCAAGATTATTGTTTGCCACATGATGTTACTTTCATTCGGGGTAGGTTAAAATTTGGTAATGCTAAGAACTCTGCACCGTTCCCTTCAGCGGTTGTAGTGATGGGTGGGCGATGAAGTTCCAGACTTCCAAACGGATACAGCTTTGGGGTGGACCGCTAGACGGTACCACTATTCCCGAAGTTATGGCTGTAATGGAATTTATAGAGTTCACGATTGTGCATAACACTGTGGATAAGGTATGCTACATGTATGAGTACCGAAAAGATACCAACGACTTTGAGTATGTTGGCGAAGAAATAATAGAGGATGATAATGAGTGACGAAGCAAGACTGGAAAAATCTGATTCAGATGCTGGAAAATTTAGGCCTAAGAATCCTTACGTTAGATACTACAACCCGTTTACTGGTGATAGAAGTCCCGCCACACAAAGAGTGATCCCAGATGTGGCTGTGCCACGCAACTTTATACATAAAGTGTGGACAGTTGGGGATGAAGTAACCAACATTCT